TTACGGCGCAAAGGTAGGTTTAGGGAACATGCGTGTCAAGGCGGAAAATAGAATGCTTACGGAATATGTTGTAATAGATGGTTTAAATACCATCTATTGTTTCTAAATATTTCTTACCTGATTTTGTTCTATATCTGACGGTAACTTCAGATTCCCAATAGCTTTTTACTATATCTGACAACCCGTCTGGTACAAATAGTTGTATAGTTTTATTTTCTGTATAAATTTTTACTTTTTGGCCTATAGCATCTGCTGCAGTTAGCATTCCTTTTATCTCAATCAGTTCTGAATTTCTACGTGTAGATTGGGGCTCATCGTTTTCAATATTCTTTTTGATAGATTCAATCATGCTTTTTCTGCTTTTTTGAAGTGAAGTTCTCTTTTGTACTCCATTATTTATTGATGTTATACCAAATAGTGATACTTCTTCTCCGTCAGGTGCAAGTTCTTTAGTTAGTGCTATAAAGTTACTTCTGTATGATTCATCAGGTATGTTTGCTTTCAAAGCCTCCATATTATCATCGTCGATGAGTGCTATGTTTGTTGTAATATCCTCAATGACGTGTTCTAAGCTGTTAAAACCTGGTATTGGTGTATCTTTGTCTTTTGAAAATTTTATTGTAAATGCAAGACTCGCAGGCCTTAATGCTGATAAAAATGAGTTACAGTATGGTTTTAACTCTTTTGATATTTGACCGTTCTTTCTAAAAGGTTTTCCTGCTGTTCTTTCAATTGTTCTTTCTGTGAGTTTTACAAAATTGTTTATTCTACTTAAGACTTCTTCGCTCTTGGCTATTCCATTACTTACTCCTTTTCCGGAAATAACGAGTTGTATTTCTCCTTCCTGTAGTTCTACTCCTTTCACTTGCATGTGTCTTTCAAAGTTTACCATTTCAAGTAAATCTCTTAGTTCCTCTGCTATTTCAAAAGGTGGTTCTTCCCATAAAGCATATGCTATCATTTTTTCGGCTTCTCTGTATAGCTTTGCATTGTAAGCGAGACTTGCAGCACTTCTGATTAGTACAGACTCTGTTGGCTCACCTATACGATTCTCTCGAGCATATATTGCTATTTTCCTTTCTTTTTCAAAAGCAAGCTCATACAGCCTTAAGGACTCATCGGTTTCCTTTCTAAGTTTGCATAGATCTGCTCTGTCTGCTAAATCCATTGCTTCATTATGTAGTATTCTTATATCCATAACTATTTCTTTTGTGCAAATTTAGCAATTGGAGAGCTAAATTCAACAATTGATATATATGCAGGTAACTGCGTAGAGTCTGATTGGTTCGTTTGTTTAATCTTTTTTTTGAATCTTGTTTCAAGAGGCTTTTCTCCTCCTGTAAATATTCCGGAGACCTCCAGTCTGGCCGACTTTTTAAATGGTATGTCATCATCATGGCCTAGCCAGTAGTCGACCCCTGTTCCTTTCCTAGAACGTTCTATGATTGTATAGTCTGTTTCATGTATGGCCAACATTGCAGAGATACATACGGCACCGTGTTCTGTGGTGTATTCCTGATCTTTATATGTCCTATCAATCTGGTCATCAAAATAATCTTCCCAGAGGATTTCATATTCTTTTTCGTTATCGCCTTTCAAAGGCATTATGACATTTTGAGGATGTCCTGACCTATGAAGGCAAACCATACATGCTTCATATAATTGACCGGCAGCAATTTTTGTTATACCAGGTAGACCTTCTTTTATTTTTCTAATATCTAATTCTTCTGGCATTATATAGTAGTTTTTACTTGTTTAATATAATAAATCACACACACATACACACAAATGTAGTTAAATTTTTTTATGTTTGATTTTGATTTAACTGAGAATTACATTGTTGGCCGTATTTTTTTACATGGTCAACGATTTTTTACCCTATCTTACGTTCATTATTAGCTATTATAAGTTCCGCTTCCAGTTCCTTGATTCTTCTCTGCAGGTTGTTGATTGTGTCCTGCTGGAAGGCTATTGTGTCAATCAGCTTGCTTAATCTGTCGTTTTCGTTTGAAGCAGTTGGCTGTTCAGATGTCAGCAGCATTTCTCCTGTACCTTGTATTAACCAATTAGTATCAATATCGCTAAAATGCGATGCAAGTCTATAGATTAATTCAAAATCAATAGTGTTACTTTTTTTATTACAATATTTATTGAGCGTTGAATAACTAAATCCAATTTCTTTAGATAAGGAACGTTGATTTAAAGACTTGTATTCCATTAGTTGTTCTAAACGTTCAATAAGTCCATTATTAATTTCCTGCTTATCCATATATCCTACATAAACGTTAAAAATAGCTATATTGCGATATTTTTATAAGAAAACATTTTTATATATCGCAATATTGCGATATATTTGCAATACAATCAATCACACATACAAAAATAGAAATTAAAACGAATAATTGAAAATGAAAACTGATGAATTTTTCTACGAAAATGAAGCTGAAAGTCTTAAAGCTGACATCGAAAAAGCCAAGTCTATGACAGAAGAAGAGATGCAATCTTACTTCAATACAGACGACAGCAAGGAAGATTTCATAAGTTTTCTTGAAGATGAACTCAAAGTTGCTGAAAGCCACATTGTTGAAAATGATGATGATTTCAGCAGCGTTGACCCCGGCTTTGCAAGTGAAGCCGATTATTTGAGATACAAATTTGCGTAATAAAAACCTCACTAAAAGTCAAAACCATTATGGAAATTAAACCAACCAAGTATCAGCCAGGACAGAAAGTCTGGACACTTATAGGAATGAAGGCTGAAGAGAAAACAATCAAGGGTATCAACATCAGTGTGGATTCCGACGGAGTACAGAGGAACTACTATTACATGTTGGTTCCAAAAGAAAAGGAATGTTCCAGTGAAGCATTTGCATCCTATTCCGAGAAAGAACTATTTCCTTCAAAGGAAGAGATGAGAATTAGTGTTTTCGGTGATTGACAAATCACATCCCGGTGTGGCCTGACCGCCTATCCGGGAACAATAGAGAAGAGTTCCTTGACATCTTTTGGCTGACGGACATACTGGTATGGTATAGTAATTCACCGTGGATAACGGGCGGTCCGACAGAGTGTAGAATTGTAGCAATTCGGCCTATTGTAATAGGTTTTACGATATGATATAGCTGGAGTAGCTTAACGGTAGAGCGCAACACTGGGTTATAAAAAATAGATGAATGCAATAATGATTATCGTTGATGTAGGGGTTCGACTCCCTTCTCCAGCCCTGATTAACTCACTTGAAAATGAAAGCGATTATTGAGAAAGAATATATCGTCGATAAGGTTGTCGGCGATATAAAGTGTGGAGACAAGGTTTTGAAGGACTGTATAGGAACAGACAGAACGACACTTATAATAAGGTTTCTATCCATTCCTATTTACCGCAATATACGGATTTTTAACGAGCGTCAAGCAACGCAACAACAGACTCAAACTTCAGGTTAGTGATAATTGGTGCTTTGCCTTCTTTGAGATAAAAAGCGGTTTGACCTCTTAAATCTTCTACGCTGATAATTGCGTCAGTGTTAATGCACCACGATTTACCGCTGGTGTCTGATACTACAATAAAATGTTTCATAAATCTTAATTTTTGAATTTCCAACACAAAATTAAGAAATCCCTCCGGAGAAATTCCATGATTATAAAATTCCGGAGGGAACATTCCGAGGTTGTTTAATGGCAGAACGGCACCAGTCTGAGGGCATAAGGATTTTTGGTGCAGGTGGCGGTTCGAATCCGTCTCTCGGAGCGAATTAAAATTTAGTTGTTATGAGAATTTTGTCATATATCTGGTTTGCCATATTGTCTTTTAAAATACTGGCACCGTTTATCTTGTCATTGGCCGTAACATCCTGCTCTTTGGGCTTGTTGTACAGCGCACTTTCTACTCAGGGAAAGTTGCAGGGATTCTGGACGCTTGTATGCGTAATATTTGTTGTGTGTTCGTTTAAATTGAATGTTGTAACGTGGAAGGAGATATGGAAAAAGTAGTTGAAAGAAAACCTGTTATTGCTACCCTTCGTAACATGAAGGTTGGCAGTGATGAGGTGTTCAATATTGACCAGAAGATTACGGTCATGAATACGATAACTTGCCGTCTTGATAAGGAGAGACGTAATGGTATGAAATGGACTTGCATTTCAGATCGTGAAAAGGGAGTAATAATTGTAACACGTGTTAGCTGATGGTGTTCGAATTAAATGGGAAGTTTATGACTACAATATTGTCAGATAATACAGCAGGAATGATTCTTGAGAACATACTTCTTGCAATGGAAGGAATAAAGTTCAGCAAGTCTCAGGCATCAGGAATAGTCGGTTCCGAGAACCGGTTGGAAAAGCTTGTTGAGAGCGGTAAGATACGTGCTGAGAAGAAGGCAGATTGTCAGAACGGAAAATGGTTCTGCAATGGTGCTGATGTGTTAAGGTACTGTTCGTACAAGAAGAGACATAAAAAAAGGAACAAGTCTAAAAGCCTGTGAAGGTGGTTATTTTCTACATAAATGTTTACGTTTTAATTTCTTGATGTACGGACTGGCTTGTGAAAGTCGTCCGTACTATTTTTTCTGGGCACTTGGTCTAATGGTAGAACATCGGCATAATTCCATTCCATGTTTGTTTGTTAGTGTTAGAAATCTCTATTGTTAGTCGAAGATGCGGGTTCGATTCCCGTAGTGCCCACAAATAATCTCAAAAATAAAGAATATGGAAACGAAAGAAATAACTAAGACTATTTACATCGCTAATGATGGAAAAGAGTTTCTTACAGAAGAAGAATGTAAGGAGCATGAAACGTATGTGAAAGAGATTTTGCGAAATATTTCCTATTTCTGCATCCGTTGCAATCCTGATTTAACTGAAACAGGATGCTATATGCATAGAATATATGCAGCAGTCCTTTCTAAAAATGGATTATTCAGTGAAGAAATCGCATTTCAATGGGCTTTAAAGAAGTTTGGTAGTTACTTAGGAGAAAGCGTAATGGGATATGGTTTCCAACCACGCTTTAGTGTGAGTGAAGTTTCTAAAGAAGAATATGAAGAATGTCCTGCTACTATATGGGGAGGCACTCCATTGAAAAGTGAGAAAATATTCCTTAGTCCTAAATCGGTAGAGGGATTTCCTGAAAATATTGACTACATGAAAGAATGGGGATTTAAATAATATGCCATACTACAACAAGAAACCTAAAAAGAAGAAAGAAAATCCGTTATTAAATCCGAAAGTAGGGCGAAGATAGCGCAGGGTTTCATCCGCGCAGCATCGGTTAGCCGTTGACTCTATCTGAAATGTAACGCGAAATCGGAAAGGATTGATTGTGTGTGATGTGCCCTGGGGAATACGCCCCAGGGTTTTATTTATCATAATGAGAACAAAGGTTAAGGCGTAAAAATGGCGAAGTTTCGGATTGCAAAACTTGACTATCTGAACTACCTTTACAGATGTAAAGAACTAAAAGTCAAACCATTAATATTTTAATTATGGCTGAAAGAAAAGCTAAAACAGACGTTCCTGAAAAAGATAATCAGGAAGAAAAACAGGAAGAAAAAGAAGTGCAACAGACACTTTCTGACAAAATTGTGAACATAAGAACCCTGAGAGCAAACGAGATTGAATGCCGAATAGGTACAATCAATGAGAAAGGATGCACATTGTTGCTGTACAAGGATGCCCGTGTGGATATGAGACTTCTTGATGAGGTGTTCGGACCAATGAACTGGAAGAGAGACCACGAAGTTGTGAACGGAAACCTATTCTGCACCATATCAATCTACGATGAAAAGAAAAAGGAATGGGTGAGCAAGCAGGATGTCGGAACTGAATCCAATACGGAAAAGGAGAAAGGTCAGGCTTCCGATGCATTCAAGCGTGCCGGATTCAACTGGGGGATTGGTCGAGAACTTTACTCGGCACCTTTTATTTGGGTAAAACTTGAACCAAACGAAATCTTTAAGAGCACTTCGGGAAAATGTTCTACTTATACTAAGTTCTCTGTAAGTGAGATTGAGTATGACAAGAACAGAGAGGTTAGTAAATGTATCATTGTAGACAACAATGGTGTGATAAGATACCAGTTCCCTATGCCAAAGGAAAAGAAGTCTGAGCAGCCTCAGCAGAAAAATCCTAAAGTGTTCACCGGGAAACAACTGAAAGATGCTGTTGCTGAAGTGAATGCATGTCAGAGCAGATATGCCATTAACGAAGTTTGGAAGAAGTATCCAGCACTTCAGCAGAATTTGGAGTTCAGAAATGCAACAATGGAAATGTGTAAAAAATATCCAGAATGATAGAATTAGTTGAGTCAGGTGTGGTTTTCAATGAAGAGAACCACACCTATTTCCTGGGCGACAAGCAGCTTTCAGGAATAACGGGAATGATTAAAAGACAATTATTTCCGGATAAGTACAAGGATGTTCCAAAGTATATACTTGAAAGGGCAGCAGATAGAGGTACAAGAGTTCATCACGAATGCCAGTTTGTTGATACAACAGGATTTGAGCCTGAAAGTCAGGAAGCAATGAACTATCTGCTTCTTAGGACTGGTGCAGGGTATAATGCACTTGCGAACGAATATACAGTATCTGATGGAGAATACTTTGCTTCCAATATTGATTGTGTGTGGGAGAAGAATGAAACGATTGCTCTGGTAGATGTAAAGACTACTTATGCACTGGATGAGGAATATCTTGCATGGCAGTTGTCTATTTATGCGTATTTCTTTGAACTACTTAACCCACATCTTAAAGTAGATGCTCTGTTTGGTGTATGGCTCTACAATGAAAAATCAAAACTTATTCCACTTTTCCGGAAATCTGACGTGGAGGTCAAAAGGCTGTTGCAGTGTGAGATTGAGGGAACACGTTACCTTGATACTGAAACTGCACTTGAACACAAGCAGGATGAAGTACAGCTATTGCCAAAGGACGTGATAAACAAATATCTTGAAGCTGTAGCGGAAGTTGAGAGAATACAGCCGTTCATTGACGGTTTCAAGGATTCGTTGAAACGCGCAATGGTTGAACACGATGTCAAGTCGTGGGACACAGGTGTATTGAAAGCTACCATAACACCTGCAGGAATCAAAAAATCTTTCGACACTAAGAGGTTTCAATCTGAGCATCCCGAGTTGTATAAACAGTACATCAAGGAGACTGAAACTGCTGCATCTATAAGAATCACATTAAGAAAGGAGGAAGAAAATGCTTAATAAGGTAATGCTGATAGGGCATCTTGGAAAGGACCCTGATGTAAGAACGCTTGATTCCGGAACGAAAGTCTGCCAGTTCACACTGGCAACGACGGAAAAGGGATACACGTTGCAGAGTGGTACTCAGGTACCGGACAGGACAGAGTGGCACAACCTTGTACTATGGAAGGGGCTTGCTGAGGTTGCAGGTAAATATCTTCACAAGGGAGACAAGGTTTTTATCGAAGGTAAAATCAGATCCAGAAGTTATGAAGATAACAGTAAGGTGAAGAGATATATCACAGAGATATTCGCAGATAACATGGAGATTCTTTCCACAACATCTAAGAGTGGTTCACAGAATAATGTTTCTGAAGCTCCATTACCATCAGAGACTCCAAGTGATGATTTACCGTTCTGATTATGGAAGCTACTATAATTAAGAAAGACGGTAAGGCCACCATGGACAAGGATTTCAACTTCATGCTAAGTCTTCTCCGTAATGGTGAATATACTCTTACCATCAAGAGAAAGACTAAGCCAAGGACGCTTGACCAGAACGCGCTCATGTGGATGTGGTTCAGGTGCGTGGGTTGTGCATTACGTGAGTTCACCGGTGAAGCGTACTGGAGTACAAAGGAAGGGGTGGAAACGATACATGACCTGTATTGTAAGAAATTCCTTACGAAGATGGTTATCACCCCGAAAGGTGAGAGGACGGAACTTGCAAGGGGCACAAAGGGACTTAGCACAATGGAGATGTCACATTTCCTGGATTCCGTCAAGACTGATATAATGACTGAATACGGAATCCAGCTACCGTTACCTACAGACCAATATTATTCGGCATTTGCAGCCGAGTACGAAAACAAATATTAATATGGCAATAATTAAAGATTACGAACCGGAAGAACTGAAATTTGTTCTTCCGGAAGCAGTTCGGGAACAGTTTCCATTGGAACTGCATTTTGAGAACGCTGAGAGTGAGAAAGACATCCTTAAGGCAGTGAATGAACACTTCAATGCTTTGTTCCCTGAGAACGAGATGGCGCTGCGTTACATGGATGATGTGGAGAAATCGGACCTTCGTGGGAAATACTGCAAGCTTGTAGAGCAGGAGCTTACTGAAGCTGAGAATGCTTTGTTGAACGCTAAGGAGGAAGCCAAACGCATCAAGACGGATGCTGAGGAAAGGTTGAATTCATTGAGCAAGCAGATTAAGGATTACGCTGCAAAAGTACAGGAAGGAACGGATGAAAAGAAACTTCCGGCTACAAAGACATTCTGTATCGCTTTGAATGGGTATTTCCTGTATTATTCCATTCTTAACGGTAAGGTCGTACTGGCCAAATCTGAAAAGATTCCATCCTACGATAAATCATCATTGTGGGCTCAGGAAGATAAGAACCGTGTAGCAATGATGGAGCTGTTCGGTCTTGACTTCCCTGCTCCTGAGAAACCTTCTGATGAAGAGTTTGACAAGGAACATGACATGCTTCCAGACAACGATGATGGAGAAGTGATGGGAGAGGAAGAATTCAATCAAACTGTAGGGGATGAGTAGATTACAGCATAAGCGTGGCCGCAAATCCAATTATGCACGTTCGCTTAACAATCCATATTGGGAAAAGGTTGCAAGGAATGTGAGGTTAAGGGATGGGCATAAGTGCAGGATTTGCGGTTCACGCTATCCTTTGGAAGTGCATCACAAACGATATAAGGTAAATGGTGTATCAATCGTAGGAAAGGAACTTGAATACCTTGACTGCCTTGTCACTCTGTGCGCTTCCTGTCATGAAAAAGTTCATAAAGGAATAATCAGAATATGAAGTTTCAATTAAGAGATTATCAGCAGAATGCCAGTAATGCAGCTATATCACACTACAAACTGAAAAACGGTAGAAATTATCTTATGGTATTGCCTACCGGTGCCGGGAAAAGCCTCATCATAGCTGACATAGCAGCAAGGCTGAATGAACCGTTGCTGGTGTTCCAGCCTAACAAGGAAATCCTGGAACAGAACTTCGCAAAGTTGCAGACATACGGAATCTTTGATGCCGGATGCTATTCTGCCTCTGTCAAGAGAAAGGATATAAACAGAATTACCTTCGCCACTATCGGTAGCGTATATAATCACATGGAAGATTTCAAGCATTTCAGGTATATTCTTATTGATGAATGCCATTTGGTTAATCCGTCACAGGGAATGTATTCAGATTTCTTTGCTGCAGCAGAGAGGCGTATAATCGGACTTACTGCTACTCCTTATAGATTGTGCAGCACGATGAACGGTTCGATGCTTAAATTCCTTACAAGAACCAGACCGAGAGTATTCAGTGATGTCATATATTATTGTCAGGTTAGCGAACTCTTAGCAAGGGGATTTCTAACAAAACTGAAATATTATGACCTGACAAGGATAGAACTCGTGAATGTCAGAAGAAATTCAACTGGTGCTGACTTCGATGAAGCGAGTCTTTCAAAGGAATTTGAACGTGTTGACCTGTATGGCTATCTGATTAGCATGGTAAGAAGGTTGCTGGCTCCTAAGAGTGGAATACCGAGACGTGGAATACTGGTGTTCACGAGGTTTGTAAAGGAAGCTGAAATGCTAACCAATGAGATACCAGACAGTGCAGTGGTCAGTGGAACGACTCCGAAGAAAGAACGTGAACGGATCTTGTCAGACTTCAAGTCCGGAAAGATAAAGGTTGTCGCTAATTGCGGTGTCCTCACTACTGGATTTGACTACCCGGAGTTGGATACAATCGTTCTTTGCCGGCCTACGATGTCACTTGCTTTATACTACCAGATGATAGGTCGTGTTATCCGTCCATACCCAGGGAAGGAAGGATGGGTTGTTGATTTGTGTGGAAACATTAAAACATTCGGTAGGGTAGAGGATTTGAGGATTGAGCAGCCGGAAAAAGGAAAGTGGATGATAAAGACTAACGGAAAACAATTAACCAATGTAATACTATAGCTTATGTATGTGATAAGAGGACAGATACCAAGTAAGAGTAACTGTTATAAGATAGTAAATGTCGGTGGTCATGCAAAGCTGGCCAAACAGAAGGTTCTTACTGAATATGAAAAGAATTTCTATATCCAGTGTCCGGAACGTGGTAGGATGGTAAAGGGATATTTCAAGCTGAAAGCAAAGATATATTATTCAAGTAACCGACCGGATTTGGACAATTCTCTTAAGATTCTTCTTGATTGCCTGCAGCAGACCAAGACGATTGATAATGACAGATATTGTGTTCAAATAGACATTCAGAAGTTCATCGACAAGAAGGAACCACGTATCGAATATGAGGTAACTCCGATTGAGTTCTGAAAGTAGGAGGTACTTATGGCCAGACCAAACAAGCAGGGAATTGATTATTTCCCATTTGATGTTGATTTTTTCTCAGACATAAAAATCAGGAAGATTGCAAGGGCATGCGGTTCACAGGCTACTTCCATACTAATCTGCCTGCTGTGTAATATCTACAAGGATAAAGGGTATTACATTTTGTGGGATGAAGATTTGCCTTTTGTTATTGCTGACACTGTTGGGGTTTCCGAGGGCGCTGTAAAGGAAGTTATATTGAAGGCTCTGCAAGTTGATTTTTTTGACCAGGACATATACAATAAGCATAATGTACTTACCTCGTTAGGTATTCAGAAGCGATTCAAGTCCGCGGTTTACAAGAGAGAAAAAATTGAGTACATTGAAGAATATATGGTTTCTGATGTCAGAAAAATAGTTTCTGACGTCAAAAACCAAGTTTCTGATGTCAGAAGTACACAAAGTAAAGTAAAGAAAAGTAGAGTAAAGAAAAGTAAAGAAAATGATAAAGAAATATCTCCAGAAGGAGATACAAAGAAAGACGAGCTTTCTTTGAATCCTCATCCGCAAATAGAGCATGTTGATTTTGTCAGATTGCAGGAATACTTCAATACTACTTTCAACGGTAAATTGTCAATGGTCGTGAACATTACCGAAGCAAGGCGCAAGGCTGTCAAGGCAAGAATAGCCCAGTACGACAAGGAAACTGTATTCACCGTATTGAAGAAGGTGGCTGCCAGTCCATTTCTTTTAGGGTGTAACGACAGAAACTGGAAGTGCGATTTTGACTGGATTTTCAAGGCTGGAAACTTCACTAAGATATTGGAGGGTAATTATGACGAAAAACGAAATAACAATACGGCAGGAGGCAGAAAGGAATCAGTTAGCCGTCTTAAAGGCCTCGCCGAAGCAATACTTACAGATTCTGAAACCTAAGAGTATCGATGATGTTTTTGCATCATCAGTGCCGGCACTTGTAAAAGTTGCCATGGAATTCGGAGAAAATCATGCACGTGCAATTGTTGTGATATTGCTGTCGGAGGTTGTGGATTTCTTCAATGCGTCAAATACAATGAATGATTCACAGGTAGCCATTACAACTGATTTAATTATCGAGGAATATCCGTATTTCAAGATTGATGATTTGAAGTTGGCTTTCCGAAATGCTATGAAGGGTAGATACGGAGAGATATATAATCGTCTGGATGGCTCTGTTATCATGGGATGGCTGAATCAATACAATCGTGAGAGATGCGCTAAGGCTGACGTAATATCGTACAATGAGCATAAGGTAAGAGTTCAGGAGGAATCTGGGTTGTATTATGATGATTACCGCAAACAATTGAAGGTTCTGGCATCACATGGAGACAAGAGTGCACAGGAAGCGCTCCGTAGATCTGATGATATACTTTCCTTCATGAAAGAGAAGAAACTTGAAAGACTGAAAAAACAGCTTGAAGAGTATGACTGCAAACATAAGGGTGTATGAAATAAAGTTCAACAAAAAAGGGCTTAGGAAAAAGGATGAGATATGTAGTCATTTTGAATGGTACAATGTCCATCTTACAGTTAACGGACATTGTATTGTACGTGTTAGCATGGATAAGATGAATGCGTTTGAAAAGACTGTTGAACGTGAATTTATTTCAGTGATTAAAAGGCTTTAAAATGGCGAAGTTTCTGTTTGCAAAACTTGTCATTCTGAACTATCTTTACTGATGTAATAAACTAAAAGTCAAACCAATAAATATAAAATTATGGCAGAAATTCAAAAACTACCGGTGATGCTAATACAGACGTCACCTATGAATCCTCGTAAAACTTTTGATGAAGCGAAGATTGAGGAACTCGCTCAGAATATTGAAGAACAGGGCTTGTTACAGCCTATCACAGTCAGGAAAATCAGCGATGAAGAAACACATATTGATGAAGAAACCGGCGAGGTTGTATCTGTAGAACCGAGGTACGAGATTGTATGCGGTGAAAGACGTTTCCGAGCATGGAATATGCTGGCTAAAAAATCTGACAAGTACAATGAAATACCTTGCATAGTAAGGGAAATGACTGACGAACAGGCTTTCGACGATATGATAACAGAGAATTTGCAGCGCCAGGATGTAGATCCTGTTGAGGAAGCGATAGCATTTTCCCTTCTTCTTGAAAATGGAAATGCTGTTGAGGACATTGCTGTCCGATTCGGTAAGTCAATCAGATTCATTCAGGACAGAGTTAAGCTGAAAGGGCTTATTCCTGAGCTTATAGATATGTTAAGACAGGAACTTATCCCAATATCAGGAGCAATGTTGCTGGCTAAACTCGATATAGATGCTCAGAAGGAATTCTATAATGAGAACGTGAATGGTGAGAGTGCTGCAAGCATATCTGATATAAAGGAATATATTGATGACTTGTTCTGTGTTATTGATAAGGCACAGTTCTTTTCTGAGGATAATTTCAGTGATTCGATTCCATCATGTTCCGGATGCATCAATAATACGGCAAATCATGGGTGCCTTTTCTATGAAATGAAAGGAAAGGAACAGAAGTGCATTAATCGTGAATGTTTCGAGAAGAAGCAGCAGGAATATGTCAAATACCGTGTCATGAAGGAGGCTGACAATCTTGTTAAAAAGGGAGAGCCGCTGACATTCGGAAAATCAGTCATTCTAATTGAATCTCCAAAATCATGGGATAATGAAAATGAGAAGAAGAGAAAGGAAGATGCAGTCAGGATGTACAATGATATGGGCTTTGAGGTAGTGTATGATAACGTATTCGACCATCAATGCTGGTATAATGAGGGTGATGAAAGGATTGCAGAGAAGCTCGAAAATAATGAGTTGTATAGATGTATTGAGGTACTTAATTATAGAAGACCTGAATTCAAGGTTTCTTTTTATTATCTCAAGAAATCTTCATCTGTTAAAGGTGCTTGTACTGTATCAAAGCAGATTGAGGCAGAGAATATCAGACAGAAGATTAAGCGCAATAAGGAACTCATGGTTGAGAAGTCAACTGAAACCATGCGTAAATGGGCAGATGATATGACTGACTATACAAGCAAATCCGATGGAATGACATTGAACGAGCAGACAATTTTGGATGTGTTGGTGTTGAAGAATTGTGGGTATCAGTTCCTTAATTCAATAGGACTGAAAACAGGTCAGATGGATATGGTGAAATATGTTACAGATAATGCTAAGGATAGAAACAGATGGTACAGAGAATTTATTCGTACAAAATTATCTGAAGCTTCTGTAATGTATGACAGTCAGTTGAAGGAATTGCAGAATATGCTTTTCAGCGAGCAATATCCTGAAAAGTACAATGAGATGACTTCAAAACTCAAAAGTGCATACTCCAAGAAGGAAGAGAAGATGAATGAGAGACTTAAGGAACTTGAAAGTGAGCAGTAAATTAGAATACGGAGGAGTCATTTAGACTCCTCTTTTGTTTAACCTTAACAACCATTATGGAAAAAATTCATTCGCCCTGAATCATTTGCTTAATTGATATATAGTCCGATAACAATAACTTAGATAATTATGATTACGTTAAACAGACTTGCAAAAAGATGTTTTGATATAGCGTTGAAGCGAAAAAAAATGACAGAAACTACTTCTCCTAAAGCCGTAGTGCTGGCCATATCGTCAGAATGGAGGGAACTTGCTGAAGCTGGTAAGGAGCGAAGCAATCATATACCATCCTGGAGTGAACGTGAGGAAGAAGCCGCAGATGTCATAATAGCTACGCTTACCTATCTTGAGAAGATAGGATGCAATGACATCGAACAACTATTGAAGGATAAGGTTGAGTTTAATTCATACCGCGTTGACTAAGTGATGTTCCGGCTATTGTGTGATGTTGATTATTAGTGTTGTTGATTTAAATAGTTGGTATATGACAACAGAATTTGATTTCAAAACAATCCAGATCAGTTTGCTGGATTTCAATAAGGGCCAGCTTGATGGCCTTCCGAAAAATCCCCGGTTCTTCAGGGATTACCGTTATGATGCAATGAAGAAAAGCATAGAGGACAGTCCTGAGATGCTTAATCTTCGTGAACTAATTGTCTATCCTGTAGGAGAAAGATACATTGTAGTGTGCGGTAATTTAAGACTTAGGGCCTGCAAGGAACTTGGGTACAAGGAACTTCCTTGCAAGGTTCTAAATTCTGAGACTCCTGTAAAGAAGCTGCGTGAATATGCGACAAAGGATAACGTGTCATTCGGTGAGAATGATATGGACGTGATGATGAACGACTGGGATAAGTCTGAACTTCAGGACTGGGGTATTGAGTTTGCTCCGGAACCTGAAAAGGACGAATTCAAGGAGCGTTTCGAAGCCATAACGGATGAAACTGCTGTTTATCCACTTATACCCAAGTATGATGAAAAATATGAGCTATTCATCATTATGTCGGCTAGTGAAGTGGACAGTAACTGGCTGCGTGAAGCACTTGACATGCAGCACATGCAGAGTTACAAGACCGGCAAAGTGAGCAAAAGCAATGTAGTTGATATTAAGGATGTACGCCATGCAATTGAGAATCGTAATACCAAGTCATAAGCGACATGACAGGGTGTTCGCTAAAAAGCTGGTGAACGACCCGATAATCTGTGTGGCAGAGAGCCAGGCGGACCTATACAGACAGTTCAATCCGGATTGTGAGATAGTCACTCATCCGGACGATGTTGTAGGACTCATCCCCAAACGTAACTGGATGGCCAAGCATTTCGGAAATCTGTTCATGCTTGACGATGATGTCCACGCCTGCAAATCTATATGTGTAGAAAAAGGAGAACCGTCGAGGATTAAGGATAAGAACGAGATAACGCGTATAATATTCAATCTTGCCGAGATTGCTCAGATGCTGGATGTGCATCTGTTCGGATTTACTGCACGAATATCTCCGGTCATGTACGATGAAACTGCATTTCTATCGTTGTCAAAGATGATAACCGGATGTTCTTATGGCGTGTTTTACAACAAGAACACATGGTGGAATGAAGAGCTCAGGCTTAAGGAGGATTTCTGGATTTCCTGTTACATGAAGTACAAGGAAAGAAGAATACTTACTGACCTAAGATACAACTTCGAGCAGAAATCCACATTCGTCAACTCCGGAGGACTGGCAGCATTCAGGAATCAGGCTGAGGAACAGAGGTCGATAATGCTTATAAAGAAACATTTCGGCGACAGCATCAATCTCAAGGGAACTACCAATAACGGTAAAGACAAGACCAAGCAGCTTGTTCAGTACAATATAACGTGTAAGTTCAAGTATTGATAAATGGCGTAAAAATGGCGAAGTTTCTGTTTGCAAAACTTGTCATTCTGATTTAATTTTACTGATGTAATAAACTAAAAGTCAATGCTATATGCTTATAAGAACCGTTAGAGGATATGATTTTTTTGAGGTTTCTTCAGCCATGCAGAAGGCGATAAGGAGAGCTGATGCGGCGGTTGCCGGATATTTTGCTCTTGAGTTGTGGACCAGTGGATATAGGGACTATGTATGGAAGAGACTTTTTACCATAAGTGCTGAGGATTGTTACGGTGTGATAACGAAAGAGATTGAAGCCTTGTGGCAAGGTCATGAACTGGTTAACAAGGGAAGCAAGGAGCCAAAGGGTAGAATATTTGTCAGCAAGGCAGTAATACTTCTGTGCGAGTGTCGTAAATGTAGGGACGCTGATCACCTGCAGAACTTCATTTATGACAAACTTCTGATAGATGCTGATGAATGGTTGGAAGATGTAAGGCAAAATCCGATACCAATTCCTTCATATACATTCGATGTACATACCAGAAGAGGAAAGAAGATGGGACGGACAAAAGAGGAATTTTTCAGAGATGAATATGAATCTTTGAATCCCAGGGAAAAGGGACTGTTTGATGGTCTCATGTAAGAATATGCCACGCTTTGTCGTGGCATATTTATTAAAAGTCAAACCAATAAAGAAAGAATTATGGGAAAAGAAATGTACGGCCAAAGTTGTTTTGGTAGCCGTGAAGAGAATGTTTCAAAAAAGATTAATCTGGAAAAGAATCCAAATGGTACAGAAATCAAGGTTTACCAGCAGCGTGAACGTGAAAAGCATGGAAGATATGTTTCGGTTCCTGGAGACAAAACGCATACACGTATTTTCGTGCGTGACGGTGAGGATGCGGAAAAGAAGATAGCCACATACTTAGAAAGAATCAACAACCGGCCTCAAAAATGGAACTGATATGGGAAAACTGAAAGTCTATTATGGATGGTCTAGAATAGGTAATGTTCGAAAAAAACGTGCCTTATCCGTAATGTTCGAGAATGATGCACAGGGTTGCAGAAGTGACCGTGGGCAAAGATGTCTGAGAACGATTCAAGACACCGTGATTGAAAGGTACCAGACGGATGAAGAAATGGCTGATGGGAAACGTCAGAACCGGATATTTACTGAGTACAGCCTGTTCATCGACGAGAAACCTATCAATGGCAGCCTTGAAAGATGCTTGCTGATTAACAGAGAAGCTGACAAGAACAATGTTTCTAAGGACATGAGTGAAAGAATCTCAGAGGCGCTTAGAAATGCTTTCCTTTTTTCAAATCCTGAGTATAAAGAACCTTACTCACAACTTGAATTGAAATTTGAATGATATGGGAAAGCAGGAAAGTATGGATGACTTGTTCCAGATGGCTAAGGATTTGGCCAAAGCTGAAAGGGAACTGAAGATTGAGCAATGGGTTGAAGTAACTATTTACTACGGATATGCAGAAAAACAAGTAAGCTTATATCACTACAATCTTCCCAGTGAGATGTATTTCCGGTACCAATGGGTAATCAGATGGAGGATGGCGAAATTACAGTGCCAATACCCCAAACAGATTGTATCTACAAGCCTGTACTTCTATGACAAGCGTTCTGGAGAATCTATGGAGGTTAACGGCTGTCTTAGTAAACTTATATCCGCAAAAGCCCAGATAACGAAAGCAGAACGCAGGATGAATGAATACATAGAGTACAACCGCCAGAATAATCTGTTCTTTGACGAGAATACGGACGAGGAGCTGGTTAAGTTCCGCGAGAAACTTGAGCGAAAGAAACTCGAATGTGCAGAGTGTGAGAAACGATTGGAATTATTAGTTGAAAGAAGGAGAAATAATCAATGAAAGCAGTAATAATATACTCAGGTAAAGGTGGTGTTGGGAAAACTACGACTACTGCCAATATAGCAAGGCTTCTTGCTAAACATGGAAAGAAGGTGTTCATAATAGATGCAGACATCAACACTCCGTCTATGAATACAGAATTTGAAGGAGAGCATCCACAAGAGAATATATGGATACATTCTTCTGGTAATATGTTTGATAAGTTCATTTATTTGGAGAAATCAATGGTAAGACAGTACCTTGGTTTAGCTAAAAAGAAATTGCGTTTAATAAATCCAGATTTTGTTTTGATTGACACACCTCCAAGCGTTACAAACGTACACATAGAACTTCTAAACAATGTGAAGGTAGGATATATTCTGTTTGTTACTCAGCCAACTAAACTAAGCAATCAGGATGTTCTTCGCACAATGAAATTTTTCCGTGAGAGATGCGGTCAAGTAAACTGTGGCATTGTGGAAAATATGTGTTATGACAATACAAAAAGAAATTATCCCATAAAGCTTTTAGCACAGATACCTATGCAGGATAAGATGAATACAGGTAACTTGTTGTGTAATGCGAAGGAAGAGTTTCAAAAGATTGTGGATGAAATATCTGCAAGTGAAAGTGTTGTCATTGAAGAATACTCTACGGAAAAAGGATATGACGAAAGCTTTGATATAACGGATATGTATCTTATGCAAAACCGTAGGAAATACGTTCAGTATGAACTTAAATACGATGACGGAACAGAAAAATTCCTTTCTTTACCTTCACCAAAATTTTTATCTGTAAGAACTTGGGGAAAAGTTCGTAATTATATACAAACTCATGATGACTTAGGATACAGATTTGACATGCGAATAGAAAACTGCGATGAGGGGAAAATAAGTAGACTGGTAAATCATTTTCAAAATGATGAAAACGCATATTTCATGGTAATAAATTCACCTCTTACAGAGGTTCGCCTTATAGCCGGGGAAATAGGAATCTGTTCGTTACTTACCGGACAAAAAGGACACTATGAGATACCGAGAGTAAGTTATCAGACAAGCAGAGGAAATGTTGTTTTATTTCCAGATGAAGTTATGCCAGTAGATATGGAGTTGTTACAACAGCAAGTAAACGATGGATTTATAATGCTAAGTGACGGACGCTATCTACCTCCAAAAGAAACTGTAGAAATGTGCTATAATGCTTATGGATTGAGAGTTGGTCTTTTAGATGATTGGGAGAATGTATATGATGATTGGTTTAACTGCTAATAATAAATGAAAGAAACTCAATTGTCCTTAAATCTGGATTATGGAATTAGTAAAGAACAGGCTTGCATCCTTTGCCATCTTTCATCCGAATGTGAAGGATGCTGTGTGAAATGCAAGGCTGAAGGAAAGAACGGAACTTGTTACGGACAAATCTGCTCGATACCGTCAAGAGACCATGACGGACAAAGGTGGAACGCATGGATGCACATTGTTTCTACTTCGCTTCCGGAACTCAAACGATTTATACCAGTGAAATACAGAAAACATTTAAAAAAAAAAGTATGAATACAGAAGATTACGTTAGCCTTGAAGTGGCAAAGTTACTAAAAGAAAAAGGTTATTGTTTGCCATGTGACTCGTTCTACACGTTAGAAGGGTTTATAAAGTTCAGAAGTATTGCTGATAACTTCAACAGGCTTACGGCATATTCGCGGCCAACTTTATATGAAGCACAGAAGTGGCTTAGGTCAGTCAAAGGTCTTCATGTTGAAGTGATTTATATGAGTGAAGATTACTGGCTGTACGAAATACTGACAATCCCAAATCACAATTTGATAGGACTTTCTGACAGAAAGAATGTAAAATATAATAGCTACGAAGAAGCACTCAGCGAAGGAGTGTTTGAAGCATTAAATCTGATTTGAATAATAAATGAAAACGAAATTGTATTATCTGTTCCTGGCAGTCATGTGGTGGCTGCTGGGATAGGTGGAAAGGAGAAGTATATGAAGAAAATATTTACCATTGCTTATTCAGAGGAAGAAGCAAACGAAATCGGACACTTCATAATGAGCAAAGGTTATGAAGGTGTACAGAATGATAGTTACCGATATTGTGACTTAGCTATAAAAACAGCAATGAAGCAAAATAATGCACATCACATAGATTGCATATACATAGGAGTTGGAAGTGATTGCATGATAGTAGCAAAGACTAAGAGAGGACTAAGACGCAACGGATTGAAATACATTGAGAAGAAACGAAAATTCTATGAACTATTAAGTAGATATTGAGCGTATGACAAAAGATAGACAAATGACTTTTGGAAAATATAAAGGGGAAGATATAAAATATATCATACTTACCCATATAGGTTATATTATGTGGTGTTTTGAAAATATAGAATGGTTTAAGTTGACAGATGAAGAACAGGATTTATATGACGCGATAGCCATAATGATTAAGAAGGAACGCTTGCCAATGACTTTTCCGGTTGAAATGATGTATAAGCATATAAAAGACAGAGAGTCATATGAAAAGTTAAATACTCCATTTACATTCAATTATGGATATATATCTTTAAAAATGTCTGAAAAGGATAATCCAATATTCAACAGTATTGAAAAATACATTACACACAAAATACGCAGAAATAGTACACAAGAATATTCATCATTCGAAAGTCTTTCAGGAGATTTGACTGGTCTTTCACATAGCATGAATAAAGAAATAGAAAGAGCTCGGCTTAATGGTGAGAGTGATGAAGAAATATATGGTTATTGGGGTAGTATGAATGATTATAAGGATTTATACTAAAAAATTATGACAAAAGAAGACATTAAAAAGGCGGCAGAAGAATATGCCAAAGAAGCTTGTCGTCCACTTTGGAGAGCTGGTAACGAACAAGTCTGTATGGCCGATTTCATGGAAGGCGCAGAATGGTATAAAAATCAGTCATCTTGGATAAGTGTTGATGAACGGCTTCCTGAATTGAACGTACGTGTATTGGTTGCTCAGCGTGGAATAAACCGGATAAGCATTTGCATCATGAAGCGTATTCCTCATGATTCTTCAAATCCGGACAACAAAAAATGGCACTGGTCACTTACAAACAACAAAGATGAAGTGATAGCATGGAAGCCACTACCACATTTCGATGAAACACTCTTAAAAGAAAGGAGACTTTATAATGACAAAGGAAGATATAAAGAAAGCTAAAGCTGAAAACGCTGAAAGAATAGCAAATATAGCCTATTCAGGCGGTGGACATATCGGTCAAGACGATTTGGAAACAGTTTTTGAAAATGGTGCTAAGTGGCGTATCAACAGTGTATGGCATGATGCTACAGAAAAACCCAAATTAGGAGAGCTAATAATAGTTGAAGTTTATGGTAAAATTTGGGACTATGGAAAATATGACGTTTGCGATACAATCCACCCAAAGGCACGATGGGCATACATTAAGGACTTAATACCTAATACGGAGGAATGAATCATGAGCAGAGAGATAATATTCAGAGGAAAATCAGAAGTCACAAATGAGTGGGTTTACGGCTCACTTGTAAAGGTTGGGAACGAAAGTCATATAGTCGGATTTGATGAAGTGGACTTAGACGGACATCATCTAAGCTATTGCAGTGATAGACCGATATTCACGAAACAGGGAACAATAGGCCAGTTCACAGGATTGCATGACAAAAACGGAAAAGAGATTTATGAGGGTGACATTTTAATGTGTATTGGTGAAAGAAATGACAACAAAGGGCGTAAGTATTATCGAAAGGTATTGTTTAATAATGGAGCTTTTGGCATGACAGTCCCTGAATATAAATGTATAAGTGCTCTGTGTAATCATGTTGTGAACGGAAAACTTAACTGGGAAGTCATTGGAAACATATACGACAATCCGGAATTGATTGAGCAAAGTTTATGAAGGAAAAGATGATGGATAAAAACTCAAAAAGCAAGTAAAATGGCGAAGTTTACGTTTGTAAAAATCGCTGAAAATCACTAACTTTACTGATGTAAAGAAATAAAAGTCAAACCAAACTTTTTTATATTATGGACAGAGATGAACGTAACCGCGTTCGCGCAGAGAGATACCGTGACCTCTCAGAAAAATCAGCGGAAAAGGCAAGAAATGCCTATGAGAGAAGTACAAAAATGAGTGAAGCAATCCCTTTTGGACAACCGGTACACGGTGCAGCAGACAGGCGATACCGTGAGAAAATATGGAACACCATGGGACAGTCTGTAAAACACACGGAAAAGTCTGAATATTGGGCTGAAAAAGCCTCAGCTGTGGAGAACAACACTTCTATTTACCTTGATGATGATAATGCAGTTGAGAAGCTGGAAAACAAGCTGAAGGAACTTGAAAGAGTTCAGGAACTGATGAAGTCTGCAAACAAGATTATCCGTTCAAAGAAAATCACTGAATTGGAAAAGCATGAACAACTTGTCGGACTTGGATTGACCGAAAGCCAGGTAAGAAAACTTTTTGAGCCTAACTGTTTCGGTGAGATTGGATTTGCTTCATGCTCAATTACGAATAACGGAGCCAATATTCGAAGAGTTAAACAACAGCTTGAGAAGGCAAAGACTCTTAAAAGCATGGAAAACAAGGAATATTGCATCGGTGATGTGAAAGTTGTTGAGAACTATCCGGAAAACAGATTACAGCTATTCTTTGATTGTAAACCTGATCAATCGTTAAGGGATGAGTTGAAAAAACACGGTTTTAGATGGTCAAGATTTAATGGATGCTGGCAGTCGTATCTTAATAATTCAGCTAAATCATTTGTGAAAAATTATGGTGAAAGATTTTAAACTTGGAGAATCCTTCCAGTTAGGAAGGACAAAACTGGAGGTACTAAAGAATAAGGGTGTGAAAACTGCTTTTTCTATGAATTCATGGAGAATTGCAGGGAGGTAAAACGCTTTGTCGGTAATTGTGAAGCCAAGAAGAGAGAAGATAAAACTGAAGTCAGTTTTGTTGAAATTGATTAATGATGATGTTTCAGGTTTCAAATACTCCAGAAGGATATGTTGTCCAGGTACTGATATGTGGTACCTGGGCTCCACTGAGGAATTTCGGTGAAAGACAGAGTGACGCCAAGGAGTTCTGTTATAAGGATTGTCCAAAGTTGTCACAGTCCAGTATCTGGCTACTGGCAAAGAATTACGATATGAATGTCAAGTACATTCGTATAAATGAGAAACTTTTTAAAAACAAATGTGATGAGCAAGAAAAAAGAAATAGCATACGAATACTCAAAAAGAGTAAGCCGTGGTAATCCTATGACTAAGGATTTAGCAGAATGTGCGTTCATTGTTGGATGGGATGCCTGATTAAAACATTTAGGCGAGATTCCATGGGATGAAGCCATGAATGAGATTGCAAACCATATTTCCGAATTGAAGGAAAGAATAAAGGAGGACTGAATTATGGACATAAAAGAGATTAAAAGAAGGTTTGATTTGCTATGTAAGGCTAACAATGAAGGATATACTCTATTGTCTGAACTTGCTAAGGAATTGAAGGTTAGCAAAACTGATTTGATGCAGCTTATAGAGGATAATAGTAAGTTATTTAAAACAGGCAGCCTTGTGAGAAATGAAGGAAGGGTAAATAGGAAGAACCTTGGACTGGTTGTGACCGATGTTTATTTATCTCCAGAAGAAAATGACACAACTAAAGAATGGCTTGACAGGCAGATTAAAGAAAAGCAGAAATATATCCATATATCAGAAGCTGATGATTATGGTATGATTGTAGGGTATTACATTGAAAAAGATAGGGATAACCTTTCCAAACATAATGAACACATTTGGAGGAATACACAAGAAAAGATAAACCGGCTTACAGAACTTGGCATAATAGAAAAACGGAGTTTCTTCTTGTGTGGATTCAGTCATGACTATGAATTTGCTCTAACTGGTGAATGGATGAAGGCACTCGAAGAAAATGGGTGGGAACACAATGAGTTAAGAAGTAAATAATAAACCATGAAAGCAATATCTATCAAACAGCCGTGGGCAAGCCTAATCGCTCACGGTATCAAAGACATTGAGAACCGGACATGGAAGTGTCCTCAGAAGTATATAGGTCAGAGGGTGCTGATACATGCAAGCAAAGGTAAAGGAGAGGGTTGGGTATTAAATGAAGAGCAAGGATTAAAACTTCAAATGCACTCCTCCAATCTTAGAAGTATATTCTATGATGATTTACCTTTTGGTGCCATCATCGGCAGCGTGGTGATAGCCGATTGCGTACGGAACCATCCTTCAGTCTGGGCAGAGAAAGATTGCTGGAATTGGGTGCTGAAAGATGCGGTATTGTTTGATAAGCCTGTTCTGAATGTGAAAGGGAAACTTAGTTTTTGGGATTTTAATATGGAGGAAACAAAATGAGCTTACTTATTAAAGAAACTCAGTTACAAAGAATAATCAGAAAAACCGGCCGCAAACCGATACAGTGTAAATGCAAGTTATGTAAGCAGCAATGTCATACGCCTTGTTTGGGTACTCCGCAAGATGTTTTAAGGCTTATCGAAGCCGGATATAAAGACAGGCTTGCAGCAACGGAATGGTATGTAGGAATCCTTATGGGGGTAGTTGATATGCCCGTACCGATGATACAGGCCAAACAAGAAGGAGACTGGTGTACATTCTACAAAGACGGTTTATGTGAATTGCATGATTCCGGATTGAAACCGACAGAAGGAAAATTGTCTCACCATAGTATTCGAATTGATAATTTCAAAGCGAGTAAAAGTATTGCGTGGAATGTGGCCAAGGAATGGTTAAACGAAGAAAATACTGAATGCATAGAGAAAATATGCGAAGCACTGCAGTAAATGAACAGCATTAATGTATGATTTTGAATTATTAACTGGCAAAAATTGATTTATGAAAGCAAAGAAAAAACAAGTCGTAGGCCTGCTCATTAATCTGTTAGAGTGGGCAATTGTATCAATGGTATTATCATCATTGATAATTTTAGGAGATTTTAATGTACCGTCAAGTTGGGTTTATCTGTCCTCTGTGGTAGTTTCATTTCTCATCCTATATGTGTTCTACTGGGAGCGTGGAACATATTATTTTGTCTCATTCGTCGCTGGCGGAGTGCCAGGAAGGGTGTTCCTGAAGTTTGATGAACGTGTTTCTCTTGATGTGATTGAGAACACCATATCCGGCCTGTATTCCGGTGAACGTGTACTTGTTACCGGATACAAGACAGTCAGCAGATATGAGTATGAACTGAATATCAAGTCCTGATGGAACATTATCAGTCCAAAGGAGTAATATTTATGATTGTGGCTGTCCTGTTCTGCTATTCCATCGGGATGGTTGAGCAGGATACAGCACTTCTGATAATAATAGTGATGTTACTGGGTAACATACTGAATGTTTTATGTAAAATTCTTAACAAATTGTGATGATGAAAATTGTCGTAACCGGCAGTGAAGGCTTTATAGGTAAAGCCCTCTGCAAGAGTCTGAGAAATCGTGGTGTTGAAGTGGTCGGAATCGACCGTGTGTGTGGAACTGAAGCTGCCGGCGTTCCATGCCTTCTGGCCGGGGGTGGAATTGATGCTGTTATACATCTTGCCGCACAGACCAGCGTTTTCAATTCGGATCATGAAAAAATACTTCGTGACAACATTGATTCATTCGTTGCGATAGCTGACGGATGTACGCGCTTCGGTGTGAAACTGGTGTATGCAAGTTCTTCCACCGCAAATCCATGCAACACGACAAGTATGTACGGTGTAAGCAAACATTTTGATGAAGTCTATGCTTCAATTTATTGTAGGAATGCGACTGGTGTACGCCTTCATAACGTGTACGGACCTGACCAGCGGAAAGGGACTCTTCTCTATGCTCTCATGAATTCGGAAAAGGTCAGTCTGTATAATGGAGGAATGAACACCAGGTGCTTCACCTACATAGATGATGTGGTGGACGGGTTGATATATGCGATAGGTTCTGACAAGAAGCTGGTAAACATTGTCAATCCTGAATCTTGTACAATACTTCAATTTGCGGAAGAAGTAAGGAAATACAATGGCGTTGATATTCAGTGTGTTTCCGAAAAGAGAGAATTCGACAATCCTGTACAATCTGTCGATGAAGGTATTTTTTCAGTACCTTTGAATTACACCTCAGTCAGTAAAGGGATAGCAAAGGTTTTTGGCTGTGAGGAAAGGTAGAAAGATAAGGATTGATGACTGGGACAAACCCGCCCGCGGCTGGAGGAAATACGAAAGGTTATGCAACATGCAGCCTAAAGTAAGAATCCACCGTAAGGGCGGGTTTTATTACATATCCCTGTTTGCAAGGACAAAGGATGGAATCCAATTTGAGGAAATCAAGAGTTCGGGTGAGTGTGCAGAAGTCATTTCGGAAGCCGCTACGGAACTGATACTTTCATTGATACGGCCGGACGATGAATGGTGCATAATTACCACACCGAAGCGCAGGCACATCACAGAGTACCATTTCGCCACTGATATTTGCCAAAAAATTGCCCAGGGGGTGAAAATAAAATTCTATGAATCTGCAATGCAGTGCCTCAACAGGACACGTATCAATCCTGAGTTTTATCTTCTCCGGCCAATTAAGGAACAGAGAGTAATACTCTTTGATGACATCTGCACGACAGGAAGTACATTAACAGCAGCCTACGATTTGCTGAAAGACCGGAAACAGGTAATCTGCATCGTCGGCATTAATAACCATTAGCCTATGAACAACAGGAAATTGACCGAAAAACAGGAAAAGTTCTGCAATTATTACCTTGACTGTGACGGTAATGCAAGTGAAGCATACAGGATGGCCTATGACGCATCAAAGATGCAGCCTGAGACGATATGGAGCAATGCAAGCCGGATGCTGGCAAGTAACAAGGTTGCAGCAAGGATAGACGAATTGAGGGCCCAACGTGCAGAAGCATCGAAAATTAGCCGTGATAAGGTGGAAAAGGTTCTCATGGATATTGTCATGATGGACCCGAACGATTTGTATCTTGTAGATCCTGTAACAGGAAAGATAAAGTTGAAATCTCCCAGCCAGATGCCGAAGCGTGTGAGAAATGCCATGAAGAAGATAAGCAATGACAAGGGTAAGGTAAGCTATGAGTTCAACGGTAAGGTTGAAGCTGCTAAACTGCTTGCTTCCATGAACGGATGGAACGCGCCACAACAGATTTCCATCGGAGGTAATCAAGGTGGAAATATCAATGAAATTCGTATAGGTTTTGACCAAGAAGAGGAGTAAATTCTAAAAAATAGAACGATTGTATTAGAAAAAATACGGAGGTTATACAAAAAATACTCTCATAATTCTAAAAAATAGAACATTTATGCTCATAAATCACAAGAAACTCAATCCGAATGCATTTTACCTGCTGAAATATCTGAATGATGCCACACTTCGATTCATCATCCTGTATGGTGGTTCATCATCGAGCAAGTCTTTCAGCGTAGCACAGTGCGTGCTGATACAGACATTGCAGGACGGTGAGAATACTCTTGTGATGAGAAAGGTCGGAGCATCCATCAGCAAAACCATATATGAGGATTACAAGGTAGCGGCATCATTGTTAGGAATTACACAATACTTCAAGTTCAACCAAAATGTAATTCGTTGCCTGTATAACGGCGCGAAGATTGACTTCTCAGGTTTGGATGATCCGGAAAAGATTAAGGGTATCAGTAACTACAAAAGGGTACAGCTTGAGGAGTTGTCAGAGTTTGAGTATGCCGACTTGAAGCAGATACGTAAACGTCTGCGTGGTAAGAAGGGGCAGCAGATTATTGCCGACTTCAACCCTATCAGTGAAACGCACTGGATAAAGAAGGACTGGCTTGACAACGAGAAACTGCATGATGTTCCTATGGTTGTAGAAATTGGCGGCCGGATAATACCGGCAGAGCTGACAAAGGTGAAGTCTTTAAAGATGAACGAGGGGCGCTCAATAGTGAATCCTGTAACTAAGGAAATTGAGGAGTATCCTCCAAATATGGTAGTTATACAGACAACATACCTGAATAACTTCTGGGTTGTCGGTTCACCGGATGGAACGTATGGATATTACGATGAGCAGTGTGTGATGGACTTCGAGCATGACCGTATTCATGACCCGGACTACTACAACGTGTATGCGTTGGGAGAGTGGGGTGTAATTAAGACCGGAAACGAGTTCCTCGGCTCGTTCAATGTAGGAAAGAACAGCGGTGAATACAGTTACATACCTGGATTGCCGATTCATCTTTCTGTCGATAGTAACGTATTACCGTACATATCTGTCGGCTACTGGCAGGCAGACTTGAGCAAAGGTAAGGATATGTACCAGATTGCCGAGACCACAGCTGAAAGCCCGAACAACAGCGCAAGAAGAGCCGCGAAACTTGTATCAAAGCGACTGCAGGAGTTAGGATATGACGGTAAAATCTACCTTCATGGTGATGCCTCAGCAAAATCCGCCAACACTATCGACGATGAGAAGCGTTCATTCATGGACCTGTTTATTGACACGTTGAAGAAAGACAACTGGATTGTTGAGGATAAGGTGGGTAACAGGAACCCGTCCGTATCCATGACCGGTGAGTTTGTCAATGCTGTTTTTGAGAAATCATTGCCCGGCCTCAGCATAAGCATAGACGATAGTTGCAGGGTATCAATCGAGGACTACCAGAGCGTACAGAAGGATGCTAATGGTGCAATCCTCAAGACAAAGATAAAGGACAGCGTAACGAAACAATCCTATGAGGAACACGGGCACCTTACCGATACTTTGAGATATGTTGTACATGACATCATGTACGAGGAGTATTCCCAGTTCTCGAGCCGTCGTAAACGCAACATGTATTCTGACAGAAGCGTGTTCGGATTCTTCAATCCTTCAGTCGAGTATCAGTATTCACAGAAGATAGTGTACATCATGCCGAATGTTGGAGGAAAGTTCTATATGTGTCAGGTTGCAAGGTGTGGAGAAAAATGGCATGTTCTTGACCTCGTAATGCGTGAAACTGTATCACTCGAAGAGATGAAGTCTGTTATATGTTCACATGATGCAGGAACGTACATCGTGGAATCGTCACCTGCATATTACCAAATGGCAAGGGAACTGAGAAATACGCTTCCGGAAGTAAGGATTAAGAAGGAATATCAGGATATGGATAAGAGAATAGCTGCTACATCCGATTTCATCAAGTCATACTTCCTGCTTTCTGAGACCGGTATGGAAAATGATGAGTATATGGCATTCATAACTGAAGTTCTTGACTACAATGATGAAAATATAAGTGGAGCCAGTGCCCTTTTGAGCGGTATTGCATACACTTGCATAAAATTAGGGTAAACTTGTTATTAAATGCAACTAATTGATATATAGTTGTTTATTCGTAGTTCCAGTGTTCGTCTGAATTGCAAGATTTTTCCAAAATCGACATCGTATATACCCATAATTTATCTTTGTCATATAAGGATAAACTATGGGATATACAATTATAAAACAGGATACACTTCCAGCTTGTGCCGGTCTGAAAATGGCCAGTGAGCCACAGACGGTTTCAACGCCAAATGGTGGTAATATTGACCGATGTGATGTGCATGAGTTATTCGTATCCCCACTGGTTTGCGGTCATAATTACATGGAACTGTTCCGTTCTGTTCCTGAGGTATTCTTTCCGATTGATTACATTGCTTCACGTATATCAGGTTCCGGATTCCAATTGAAGAAGGTAAAGGACGACAGCGTGGTCTGGGAGAACAAGAGAATGAACCAGATTCTCACAAAGCCAAATTGTCTTATGTCTTGGAACGAGATGATATATTCACACTTCGTATATAAGCTGTGCACTGGCAATGCTTTCTTTCGTGCTGCTATGGGAGAAACATTCAAGGACCAGCCAAAGTGGAAATGGTGTGATAACTTTTGGGAACTTCCTGCTGATTTTGTTAATGTAGAGCCGAATCTTGGAGTTAACATACCTATGTTCGGTATAGCCAAGGAAGAGGAAATTATACGTTGCTATCGCCTGAACTATGGTTATGTAAGTACAATGGATATTCCATCGTTCCAAATATGGCATGACCGTGACGGCTCACCTGAATATATGTCAATAAACGGATTCCTGAAATCACAGAGCAGGTTGGCTGCGCATCTGAAACCTATTTCCAACCTTCTTGCTGTATATGAAGCGAGAAACGTGATTTACGTAAAACGTGGTGGTTTGGGGTTCCTTGTATCCAATAAGAAGGATGAAGCTGGTACTGCAGCAATGACAGAAGATGAAAAGAAGGAAATACTTGACAGCCATTTTGGAAAATTCGGGCTGGACCAACGTAGGCTTCCGTATGGATTAAGTGACGTTCCCTTGTCATTCGTAAGAACAAACCTTACCATCAGTGAGTTGCAGCCATTTGAGGAAACTCTTACTGATGCTATTCAGATAGCCGGAGCATACGGTATCCCCTCAGTTCTGGTACCGCGTAAGGACCAGTCAACATTCAGCAATCAGGCAACCGCGGAAAAGGCTGTATATACATCTACCATCATACCGATGGCCAAGAAATTCTGCAAGCAGCTAACTGCATTTCTTGGTCTTGAGGAAGGTGGATATTATTTGGACTGTGATTTCTCTGATGTGGATTGTCTGCAGCAGGGGTTGAAAGAGGCAGAGGAAGTGAAAACACTTATAAATACCAGATGTAAGGAACAGTTCCTGAGCGGACTCATCAGTATCAATGACTGGCGAGCGCAAATCAAGGAAAGCAGATTCGAAGAACCTATGTTTGACAAGACTTTGTTCGAGATGTCAGACGAGGAGAGAGAGATAGTAAAGAATGTAATTAGTCTTAACACAAAAAGTGAAGTTGAGAATGGAAGAGAAAACCAAGAGCCTACAGTACAGAACGAAGGCGAATGATGTGGATGAGAAGGGTATCGTAACGGTAGCTGTGAACGGTATCGGTGTGAAAGACTCACAGAACGACATTTCCATGCCTGGTTCCTTTAACAAGACGTTGAAGGAAAATATCGGCAGGATGAGATGGTTTCTGAATCACCGTACAGACCAGTTGCTTGGCGTTCCATTGAGCGGAGAAGAAAAAGAAGGAAACCTAATCATGGTTGGCCAGCTTAATCTTGAGAAGCAGATTGGACGTGATACATTGGCGGATTACAAGCTGTATGCTGAGAATGGAAGAACACTTGAACACTCTATCGGTGTGAAAGCAATCAAGCGTGACGAGACTGACCCGTGCAAGGTGCTTGAATGGAAGATGTTCGAGTATTCGACTCTGACAAGCTGGGGAAGCAACCCTCAGACATTCCTTGTAAATCTCAAGTCTGGTACGCAGGAACAGGTTAAGGAGGCAGTTGAGTTCATCAGGAAAGCGTTCAGAAATACTGATTATTCGGAAGAACGATTAAAACAATATGATATGGAACTGAATCTTCTCCTTAAAGCAATTAATGGAGGTAACGTGGTTACTTGCCCGCATTGCGGACACCAGTTTGATTACGATGAACAACATGAGCATACATTTACTCAGCAGGTGCTTGACAATGCTGCCATGTATTCGAGCTGGCTTACTGACCGTATCGTAAGTCAGGAGATAGACAAACTGGAACCGGAAGTACGTGCAGAAGTTATTGCACTTATTGATTCCGTAAAGTCGGAAGGACTGGAGTTGACCGAGAAATCTGTACAGAACTTCATGGCATACGTCCGTTGTCCGGCATGTTATGGAAGAGTATATAGAAGTAACGCCTTGTTGCAGGATAATAGCACAAACATCTTCTCCGGAAAGTCTGAGCCGTCCAATGACACTCAGGATAAAACTGCCGGTAAGCAAGAAGATGATAATGTTGAGAAAAAAGCCGCTGATAGCACTTCTTTCTTTGGTAAACTGAATGAGGTATTTAGTAATAATTATTAAAATTTTAATTGAAGATGAAGAAATTTACAGTTGCAGATTTTGGTCTTAAGACTGACGGCCTTCCTCAGGAACAGGCTACATTTATGAACAACATCGCACAGATGATGTGTAATGTCATCAACAAGGCGATGGAGGGTGTTATCTCTCCGGAAGATATGGAAAGCAAATTGAAGGGGCTTAACGAAAAGCTGAACGGCTATGATGATGAGAAGTTCAAGCAGCTTGCTAAGGATAACGAGGAACTCATTAAAACGGTTAAAGGTCTTGGTGAGACTATCGAGAAGCTGAAATCTAAAGGTATCGGCATGGAAGTTATCAACAAGTTTGATGAAAAACTGAACGAAATGCTTGATTCAGAGAAATTCAAGGAATTCGCGTCTGGTAATTGCCGTAAGTCGGGTGTGTTTGAAGGTTTCTGTTTGAAGGACATTGTATCAATGACAGATAACTATACAGGAGACCACCTTACTACTCAGCAGCAGAATCGTGTAGTATCGCAGGTAGCCAATAAGCGAATCCATATGCGTGATGTTTTGACCACTTTACAGGGCGACCCGAAATTTCCTAACTTGGCATTCTCTCAGGTTTATGACTTCGACCGCAACGCACGTTATGTGACAGAAAACGGAAGATTGCCTGAATCAAGTATTAAGGTAAAGGAACAGCAGACTGGCACAAAACGTCTCGGTACTCACATTCGCATTTCTAAGAGAATGTTGAAGAGTCGTGTGTTTATCCGCTCGTTCATCTTGAAGATGTTGCCTGAAGCCGTATATATGGCTGAAGACTGGAACATTCTGTTCGGTGACGGCAACGGAGAAAATCTGTTGGGTATTGTGAACCACACTGGAGTGTTGCCGATAGAGACGATAATCAGTGATACAGTTGTAAGCGGACAGGCAGGTTCTGTTAAGGCTGTATCAGGATATAACTCCAATAAAGACACAGTCGTAGAGTTTACAAATCCTCAGGATCTTATCCTTGATGGCATGACAATCACCTTTACCGGTGCTACTGGTATTACTGCTCTGAACAATGCAAATCAGCTTGTCAAAATGAGTGACCGCCAGATTCTATTGAAAGGTGTTGCTTACTCAGAAGAATCTTCAACATCATCAATGACATTCAAGGTAAGTAACGGTGCATTCAAGTCAGTTGAGGAGCCTAACTCTCTTGATGTAGTCAAGACTGGTTTTGCTGTAATGACATATGCACAGTACACACCAAATGCAATAACATTGAACCCAATTACTGTCAATGCCATGGAAAGCGAAAAGGATACAACCGGCCGTAACCTTGGTATCATCCAGACAATAAATGGTGTTAAGTATATTGCTGGACGTCCAATCATTGAGACAAACAACATCCTGCCTGGAAAGTATTTGATTGGTGACTTTAATGTTGCGGCAAGTCTTGTTGACTATACATCACTTACCCTTGAATGGGCTGAAGATGTAGAAAGCAAGTTGCAGAACGAAGTTGTTCTCATTGCTCAGGAAGAAGTTATCTTCCCTGTATATATGCCATGGGCATTCGCTTATGGTGACTTGGCAGCCTTGAAAGAAGCAATCACTAAATCTTAATGCTTATGTATTTGCTTAATGGAGAAAAGAAGGCTCTTGAATCTGTCATAAAAGAACAGCGTATCCGTATTGGCCGTGGGTTGATTTCTATCACCCCGGTCTCGGAAGCTGGACTTGTGTCTGAGGAAGATGTCGAAAAGGCATTAGAGAGCAAACAGAAGGTTATAGATGAGCTTTCTGTTGAGAATGAGAGTCAAAAGAAAGAAATTGATGAACTGAAAGCCAAACTGGCAGAACTTGATTCACATGTGGATGATGCTAAGGATGTTCAAGAAGACAATAAAAATGTTGAGCAGACCGACACAAAGGAGGTTTCTGCCGAGGATGATAAGGCAGCCGTTGTTCAGGACGAGAAAAAAGTTTCTGCTTCGAAATCGAAGAAATAAGGAATTGCCATGTTGATTGATGTGTCATATTTTGTAGCAGGCCCACGTCATATTCTAAATGCCTCAACGTCAAAGACTGCTGGCGCCGATTCTTTGGTAGTAACCGGCCATATAGAAGAATATATTAAGAAGTTGCAGCCTGTTTTTCTTGAATCCATGCTCGGTGAGAAGGAAGCAGGTTATGCAATGGATTACCTTGATATGTCTGATGATGAAGGAAACGAAGATACTGAGCCGTCTAAGTATGAAATCGTATGCAACAAACTGAAAGAGCCTTTTGCTGATTACGTGCTGTTCCACATACTTCGTGATTCTTCATCGGAAGCTACAATAACTGGGAATGTCCGGCTGAAGTGTGCCAATGAGTACATTTCACCTGTTAATGCCCAGGTTATTGCATGGAATAGGATGGTTTCCGCCAATGTGAAGTTCATCCAGTGGGCGCGTGATGGTAATTGTCCGATTGACCTTGTCACACAGACTAACATGTTGATTAAGATTAACCAGTTCAATCTATGAAAGGTATCGTTGAGATTATTGGAGATGTAGTAAAGGAAATGAGTGGGAACCTTACAATCGTAATGCCTGCTGACATCGAGAATGACAGGTTCGAGGAAGTTAAGAATCCTGAACTGAACTACATATTTGGTTCGGCCCAGTATGTAAAGGATAAACTTGATGAATACAGCAAAGTGCCTTCAACATCAGAACGTAAGTTCCCTCTTGTCGTACTGTTCTGTCCTGTTACAGAGAAGAGAGACAGTCTGGACTATTATTCAAAGGTTTCACTGAATATCCTTATAGCGTGTTCATCAACGAAGAGCTGGAGCAATGAACGGCGTCTGTATGCTTCATTCATCAACATTCTTCGACCAATTTATGAAAGGCTGATTGAGGTAGTTAGAAATGATGGGAGGTTTGATATATACTATGACAGTATCGTTCCGCATGAATATTCTGAGAACTACTCGTATGGCAGATACGGAGCCTATACGGAATCCGGAGAGGAAGTGAGCGAGCCTATTGATGCCATAAATATACGCTCGATGGAATTAATAGTTAAAAATCAAAGTTGTAGGTAATGAGAAATACAAGAGTGTGCGAAAGCGCAGAAATGAATACCGGTGGTTCGGCCTGCAAGGTTGACTGGGGTAAGGTAAAGGGAGCAATACTTGTAGAGCATGGAGTAAAACTACCGGCAAATATTACTGCCGATGAGTTGGAAAAAATGTGTCATGCTGACAGACCAGGCAGAATTTATCCTATTCATACATTCGTTGAATATGCGAAGAATGGTGGTGAAGCTCAGGTTAGTGCTGTGGGATACGGGGCAAACCAGTACAATGGCCTCAACGCTCAGACAGATACTTTCACACTTCCTCGTTTTGATGAAATTCTGAATGCTGAGCTGTTGCGTTGTGCTAACAAGGAATGGGATGTGTACTTCTGGGATTCAAACAGAATGCTTATCGGTTACAATGATGGAACTGATATTCTTGCCGGAATTCCGATGTCAACAGTATATCCAGGTGCCACACCGTTCAGCACAAGCAGTGCGAAGTCAAGTATGACGGTAAATTTCTGCCACATGGATGCAGAAGACAGCCAGTTGAACTTTGACTACTTAAAGTTGGATTTCAATCCTGCGAATGTGATTAAGGGACTGACTGAGGTCATGTTAGTTGAAAACGAAAGCAACAAATTCAAGATTATTGAATGTGTAGGTGGATATGACAGAACTGCTGAATTTGCAACAGAATTGTCCTCAGGTGCATCCGAGGTATTTGATGGGGTTACATCAGCTTCGTATGAGGACGGTTATCTCACAATTACTCCTGGTGAAGGTGAGATTTCAGTTAAATCACCTTCTGTTCTGTACGAGAAAGATGTCAAATGGGTTGAATTTGTAAAAGTAGTTAAAGCAAAAGCATGATTGTAGATGGAGTCAATTTTGTGGAAAAGCAGGTCAAGATGATGTCGAAAAAGAAATTCATTGATACCCACATGACCTGTATCTGGCAGAAAGTTTCTGAGGAGAATCGAAAAAAGAAACTTTCTGACGTGTATGAACGAATTACTGGTAAGTCTGTAAAGGATGCTGACGGTGAGTCTGCTGATAAGTGATGGTTTTGGTTGATTAAGCCGGGCGGAAGTCCGGCTTTAATTTTAATTGTATGGCTGATTTCGAGAAATTGGAGAATGTGATAAACAGAATTGCATCAGGATTTGAAAAGTCATGTATGGATTGCCTTCAGGAAAACAATATAGAAATTGCAGACCTTGTAAGGGAACAGCTATATTCTGGTCTTGACGGTAATACAGACAGTCTGAGGCCGGGTTATTCTGATGATCCGTATTTTCATGAGACTACCTCCATATGGCATAACAATCCTGACGGATATATAGCATGGAAAAAGAAGATAACACCTCCGATAAAAAGCCCGAGACTGAATCTTCCTCCAAGGCCTGTTGATGTTCCTAACTTGTATATCACCGGTCCGTTCCATGAAAGTATCCGCGCATCTGTTGCAGGTGATACTCTCTCGATTGATACCGTTGGATTCGTTGATGGTCCTGACATAGTAAGGAAATACGGGAATGACATTCTGATGTTGGGAAAGGACGCAAGAGAGTATGTTGTACTTCAACTTCTCGAGCCTTTTTTGAAACGTTTTTTCAAACAATGTGGGTATAAATGATGGGATGCGGTTGCGAGAATAAGAAAATCATGTCTGACTATGAGCGTGTGGCCATGCTTGCAAAAAAAGCTGCCATGCTGGACGGATGTGTGTACGTTGTGTACAGGAAGAGTGACGGTACCTACTCGTTCGATAAGGAAGGTACCAAGGTGGATGGCGTTATTGTTGAATATAAACATTACTTGTGATGGGAAATTTGAAATTGAAGGATTTCGTCGATGAGGAATCATTGAAGAAGTTGCAGGAACTTAGGAGTACAATATCAGATGTAAGGCAGGATTACAAGGATGCTGCATCGGAACTTATCAAGGGACTTACTGTTGACGTCAAGGTAAAGGGAGATATTGACAAGTTGCAGGCCATATATAATACTCAGGCTAAGAACGTATCTTCCGCATCTGAAAAACTTACTGATGCATTCAGTCGTCAAGCAGAGGTCGCTGAACAACTGATGAAGAAAATCAAGGAGAAGGCAGATGCAGAAAAGCTGAGTACAAAAGAGGTAAAGGAATTGTCAAAGGCATCAGCAGAAGCATCCAAGGCAATGCAGCAGGCTGCAAAGGCTGAGGAAGCAATGAATAAGGCCCAGAAATCTGCGAACACTACCAGAAAGGCTGCTGCCATGACCGAAGAGGAGCGAATCCGTTTCATCAAGGAATCTTTGGAGTTGGCAGACAAGGAGGTGCATAGTAAAGAAGAAGCTATAGAAGTGAACAAGCGACTTCGTAAAGCGTCTAATATGTTGAAAGATACCGACGAGGATTACAGAAATACGCTCGGAAAGTTGAATTCTACAATCGGTGTAAATACTGATTACATAAAGCGTAACAGTGACCGTTACACGCAGCAGAAGATGACTATCGGTAGCTATAAGGAAGAAGTTAAAGCAGCCTGGATGGAACTTAACCATCTGAATGATTCCATGGGTAGCTTCGGAATTATATCAGGCAGTTTTGGCGACTCCCTTCAATCTCTTGGTAATGCAGGAAGTGTGCTTGAAGGTTTGTCCGGGTTTGGCAAGATATTCCAGAACAAGTGGCTTCTTGGTCTTGGAGCTGTTGGGGCTGCCGGTGCCGGGATAGGATGGTGGGTGAACTACAATAATGGACTAACAGAAGCAACACGTCTTACACAGCAGTTCACTGAGAAGTCAGGAGAGGACTTGAAGGCTTACCGCACGGAAGTGCAGGCTATTGCAGACTTCTACGGTAAGGATTTCAAGGAGGTATTGATTGGTGCAAATGCTGTCTCTAAGCAGTTTGGTATCTCCGCTGAAGAATCCCTGAAACTAATTCAGGATGGATTCATTGCAGGTGCCGATGCAAACGGTGAGTTTCTGGACACGCTGAGGGAGTATCCTGCATATTTCAAGGAAGCCGGTATCAGTGCTGAAACATTCATTGCTATTACTGCCCAGGCTGCTAAGTCTGGTATCTATTCTGATAAGGGTGTGGACGTTATCAAGGAAGGTAATCTTCGTATCCGTGAAATGACAACAGCTACCGCAGCGGCACTTGAAGGAATCGGCATTTCGGCTGATGAGGTTCAGGAACAGTTGAAGTCCGGCCAGAAAACAACATTTGACATTATTCAGATGGTATCTGAGCGGCTGAATGAGTTGCCCGATAGTGCGTCTGTTGTCGGTACTGCATTGGCTGACATCTTCGGTGGTCCGGGTGAAGATGCCGGACTGCAGTATATACGCACATTGAAGGATATTAAGACTAACCTCGGAGATGTTAAGGCAGAAACAGGTGAATTAGGGAAAGCACAGGAAGATATGATTGAGAGCCAAAAGTTGCTTTCTAAGGAGTTGGCACTATTGTTTGATGCGACTGGAGGATCATTCGAAACGATGTCTGCAAAAATAAAGAGTTCTATTGCGTCAATGACTGCAGATTTGCTTTCATTTGTTCGTCGTGGGATTGAGAGCGTTGAGGAGCTTTCTGAGAGAGAAGAAAAGCAGGCCAGGGCTGAAGGAGAAAGGTATGCAGAGACTGACGTAATTAAACAATATGAGGAAATCAATAAGGCAAGAGAACAGTATGTCAAGCAGGGAATGTCAGAGGAAGAAGCATTTAAAAAGGCTAAGGAAGAACGTATTGATATGATGAAGCGTTCATTGAAATATGAGGAACAGAATTTGAAGGATGCTGTAAGCCTAAATGAAAAATACTATGACGAATATCAAAACGCAAGTCTGTGGAAACAGATGTTTGGAATTGACCGGACTAATTCAGCGATAAATTCTGACATTAGAAGCTCATGGGGTGAAAGGATGTCTGCAGAGAGAGGTGTATCAAACATTAACAGACAGATTTCTCTAGTAGAAAGTTACCAGATGCCAGGAGCAAAAAGAAGTGCAGTTTCAGAAACAGCAGATGAAAAATCATCACGCCTTGAAGCCGAAAAATCATTGCAGGAGTCACGTATTGCCTTGATGGAAGAAGGACTTGATAAGGAACTGGCCACAATCCGCTATGGTTACCAGCAGAAGATTGATGCCGTAAAAGGTAATTCATCCGCAGAAATGGCATTGAGAAAATCGTTACTTCAAGAAATGAACAACGAATTGGCGAAGGCTTCTGAGGAGTATGAAAAGAATCGTGCAAGTATTGACCTTCAGAATCGTCTTGCTTCCGTTGAGGAAGGTAGTGAGGAAGAAATGTCCGTTCGTCTTGATATACTTGATAAGCAGAAGGAAGAAGAAATGAAGGCTGCTGAAAGTAATGGTGCCGACGTGAGCCTCATCGAAAAGAAATACATCAATGAAAAGCGTAAGATTTATGAGGAATATGCTGCTGATTATGTTGATGAGATTTCTAAATCTGCCGCAGCCGAACAGGTTGTAAGGAATGCACAATATAATTCCGACCTGAAAGAGTTGGAAAAGCTGCATGCCAAGAAACTTATTTCGGATGAGGAATATGAGAAAAAGAAGGCTGATATAACAGAACGGTATTCTATTGATACCGCTAAGGCTGCTGTTGACTCGTTGGAGGAACAGATTTCTGTTGAAAATCTGAGCCAGGACGACAGAGAAAAACTTGCCGAGCAGCTTCAGAAAGCAAAGGCTGATTTGGCAAATGCTGAAGCTGATGCCGAGATTGCTGCAATCAAGAGGGTTCAGGATGAAGAAGAAGATTCTTACAAAAAACGGATGAAGAATGCTCAGCGATGGATGGATGTTGCGTCTGATGCCATTGGTGCAATCGGTAATCTTATGTCGACATTATATGAGCGTGATATTGAAAAGATTGAGGATGAACAGGAGGCAAATGAGGAAGCGTACAATGCTGATGTTGAAAGGATTGAAGCACTTGCCGAAAGTGGAGCAATATCTGAGGAAGAAGCTGAAGCAAGGAAAAGAGCTGCTGAAGCTGAAACATCAAGAAAGAATGAGGAACTTGAGAAGAAGAAAGTACAGTTGCAGCAGAAACAGGCTAAGTGGGATAAAGCTGTACAGATAGCTCAGACTGGAATTGCAACGGCACGCGGTATCATGGAAGCTATGGCAATGATTCCACCTAATCCTGTATTGGCAGCTGTGATTGCCGCAATGGGTGCTGTGCAGGTTGCTACTATCGCAGCAACACCAATTCCTGCATACAAGGAAGGTACTAAGAACGGTGGACATATTGGAGGATTGGCTATCGTTGGTGATGGTGGAAAGCATGAGGTTGTTGTGTATGGTGGTAAGTCATGGGTAACTCCAGATGTTCCTACCGTGGTAGATTTACCGAAAGGTGCTGAGGTGTTTCCTGATATAAATGAATTCGTTGGGAATGTAAGAATGAATCCTATATATGATTCAGGAATAAGTAGTCCTGTTGTTGTAAATGATTATTCTGAACTATCTCGTGAGATGAAAGGAATGCGTGTAGAACTCAGGAAAATAATGAAGATAATACATAAGGAAGCATACAACTCTAATTATGAACATTATAAAAGTACAATATTATGATAACTACATTAAGCAGGTTGAGTATGTTTGATTTTATTGAACTTCTTTGTGGAAACAGAGAAGTTCTTATGGAGGAAGGTGATAATCATTCCATGCTGGAAAATGTGGCTTCAGAATTGATATATCAGTATCAGAGCATAGTAAATCCTTCCGGAATAGAATCTGCAATTTTAGAAAAGGAAGAGAAAATAAAGATTAAGTACAGGATTACTATTGCAAAGATATTGAAGGCGCTTATTAGCATAAACGCTGTAGATGATGTTGTTGGACTTCTGTCAGAAATGGGAATTACTGGTATTGAGCGTGAAAAGATTCCTTCAAGAATAGACCGTATGATTGCAGAAGCGGAGTACATGAGAAAGAGGATTGAAGATACTTCTTCTGCTGATAGAAAGAAAAATACTCCTGATGATGTACGTGCATCATTTGACAGGGAGATAGCGTTTCTTATGACTTATTTCAAAATGAATATTGACACAAGAATCATTACTGCAGGTGTGTATGCGAATATGGTTCATCAGGCAGATGTTGAAATTAAAAGAAAATTGCATCGTTAGATAACTTTTTTGCTGCTTGTCGAATTTTTTTCCGTTTGGTTTGTAACACGATTGTAACACTAATAATCGTAATAGACATGGAAGAAAAATTCGACAATGTGGCTTTATTGCCAGTAATTAATGAGAAATGTGACATAATAATTCATCTTTTATCGTCACTTTGCGACAACCCGGATTTTCTTATAGACTTACTCAGAAAGTCTACTGAGAAGCAGAATAAGTTTTCATCATCTCGAATGAAAATATTGCATGGACATGGGGTTGGAGCAGATAGTGATTGAGCAATATCAGTGGATATTGGGACTGGCAAGAAAGTATTGCAGGAATATGATGGACGCAGAAGACCTTGCCGAAGAGACTGTGTATAAGATTCTGTCAAATAAAAGTAAATATGATTCTTCCAAGAGCTTCCGACCATGGTGCAGCGTTATTATGTTGAATACATATATAACAACATACAATCATGAATCATTGATACGTTTCGATTCTGAGGAGAAGGCTGATCATATCCATTCTTATTTCGATGCGGACAATGAAACGTTAAGGAATGAACTTTATGGGATAATTGAAAAATGCAGGAGAAAATCATGTTCCGTTGATTGCGCTATAATGTATGCTGAGGGTTACTCTTATGAAGAGATAGCAAAAAAGATGCATATACCATTAGGTACGGTTCGTAGCCGTATCTCGTTTGCTCGGAATATGATTAGGCAATGTGTTGTAGATTAATAAGTTAATTATGGTTTGACAATTGAAAATGGCGAAGTTTACGATTGCATATATAGTCAATCTGAACTATCTTTATAGTACAATTAAAATATAAGTCAAACCAAATAATTAGCATTATGGAAAAGAGTAATTTTCGAGTAAGAGTGATGAAGTATGCACACCAGTTAGCAAAAACAACAGAATACACGTGGAAAATCTGTCTTATTAAGGCATGGGAGTTATACAGACTTGCTAAAAATATGAGAAAGGGTATTGTGAAATTTGCATTCCAGAAAGTTGACGGAAGCATCAGACATGCTTCCGGAACATTGTACAATCTTCCGGCCGGAACATCAATTCACGGAAAAAAAATGACAAAGCCAAGTTACAAGACATTTGCATACTTTGATGTAGATAAAGGAGAGATGAGATGCTTTAAGATAGAAAACCTTGTAACTGTTTATTGATATGGAAAGTTTTATTGTTACTACTTCCGGGGAAGTATCATTTACTTTCCCGGCAAACGGGAGTGATTTCTCGTTGAAAGAATTGCAGGATTCTGTTAATGGATATATAGAGATTGTTCCAATAAGAAAGAATGTAGGTCCTTTGATTTTTAAGGAATTTGATAAGGAGGGGTTTGCAATAAAATTGACTGATGAATATATTATGATTGTTAACTCTGATGGGAAGATTGAGTCTCAGCAGTTCAATTATGTAGCAACAGTACTGGCAACGGCATCGGAATCCATAAGTCCTGGAGACTGGATTGCTGGAGATGTACTTGTCTGCAGAAGTAGCATGGTTAAATAGTTCGGTTTTGTGTAATGTATTTTATATCAGTTGTTTGCGTGTTTTTGGATGAGCAGGATTTTAGGCAAGCCGTAGTCGGTTTGCCTATTTTTATATATTTGCTTTTGTTGAAAAAAGCATGAAAATGAATTGCAAATTCTATATATCACTTGGCTCTAGTAAAGTTGAAATATCAAAATCAAATTGCATTGATATTTCTGACATGATTACAAATCTTGATGACATAAAATTGTCGTATGTGAGGTCTGATTATGGTGGTGTTGTGAGAAAATGTGGTAGTACGATCACGTTGACTGGAAAGGCACGAAATATGATTGTTTCTTATTATACTGAGAATAAATTGAAATCGACAGGAGCATTTGCTGTTTATAGAATTAATAATAACTGGGAATATGACTTGCTGTTTGAATGCCCAATCGATTTTTCTACATTCAAGTATGATGGATATACTGCACAGATAGCCTGTCTAGATAATTCTGTTGCTGCAATATTGAACTCAAACAAGGGGACTAAGTATGAGGTTCTTGTTGATGAAGTCAAGGAAGGTAAACAGCTATATTTTGATGGGGTAAGGTTGTTAAATACTGTAAGAATTGTATTTACTGGAAATTCTGTTGATGATGAAAGTTATACGATAAGAGAAAATGTTGATTGCAGTGGTTTTGTATATTATATACCTCCTGTTTCTTATGCAGAAAGTGATATTCAAGTCGATGGATATGTAAAAATGAATGACCAGGAAGAAGGATTGTCTGGAAAAATTGACACATCTTCTTCATGGGTGACTGCAGGGCCTAATCTTAATACAACGAGTTACTTTCTTGAAGCAGTTAAAGATGTCAGCATTGAGATTGATTTAAAGTCAATTTCAATAAATGTTGTAAACTCTGTAAGTGGTGAACTGAACGATGTAATGGTATCATTGTATAAAATTCCAGTGAATGGTAATCCTGTATCTATTGTTAGTTCGTTTGTAAATGCGAGTGGATTATGTAATGTAAATCTTTTGAAAGGTGAAAGGCTTCAGTTGTGCTTGCATCGTTTTATGCTTATTAATCCTGTTAGCTTTGGAAGATCTACATTTTATTTTTATAACCTTGGTGAACTTAGATGGAATGAGACTGGAGAAATAAGCTATATCGATGTTGTAAAGCCTTCTTCTTTACTGAATAATCTTATCGAAAAAATGGGGATGGCTTCTTATGTAAGGGGAGAAGTTAATTTTGATAATACGGAGTTAGACAAAATATTACTTGTTGCTGGTGAGTCAGTTAGAAAATTTAATTCAGCAAAGTTGTATACGTCATTCTCTGATTTTTGCAAATTTCTTGAAGTAGTAGCAGGAATGGTTTATGTGATAGAATCAGATGGAGAGAATACTAATATAGATGACGGTTCTGATGATGTTGATTATACAAAGGATTATGTATATGATGATGTTCAGATTGATGCAGATGAGTTTGTAAGGCCTGGAAAATATTATACGGATTTAACAAATGAAGAAATAGATGCATTATTGCCTGATGATGTGACATTAGTTGATGTAGTGTTTTTTGAGGATTACTTATTCGGTGGACTTGGAAATAATGGGGTTTATTACTTCTTTAATTATCCTGGAATAGAGAAGTATAATGAGATGAATAGTAGTTTTGATATTGTTATAATAGATAAAAACATATTGTATGATTCTGTTTCAAAGAAATATTACATCACAGATTCAGTTAACAACAGATTAAATGATTATTTTATTTCGTCACTTGATTTTTCAAGATATAATCATCTTGCACGGTTTGGTGGATTTATTATAGGAAATATTCTTGATTCTGGGGAATACGATGGTGATGTAAACAGGGAGAATATTTTATTCTCGAAAGAATTGTCTAAATTCTTGTACTATCAATCAGGTTCGTACTATAGTGTTTTTGAAGATTCTGAATCTTACCAAAAAGATGGCCGTTTAAATCCTTCTGCTGTTTTTGTTGATATTTCTGACCTTAGTAGCTACGATGATGGAACATCATATATCTCAACATCAGGAAACAGATTGCTTATGTATAATGGTCCTGTTCCTTCACTTCCAGAGAGGAACGATGGAGAAGATATTCCTGTAGTTATACCTACTGATAGGTATGTTATAAAATTTGTACATAGAAATTCTGTATTCTTAAATAGTGTGTCAAAAACTTTGAGTGTGGTCAGTGAACCTGAGTACAGCGTATCTTCTGGAAGGATTTACTCATCTGTGAAGGTTGGATATGCAAAACAGGACTATGATTTAGGGAATAATGGTAAGGATGAGTTTAATTCTACAATTGAATATTCTACTGGACTGAATCTTAAAGAGCAGACACTTGATTTTTTATGCCCATACCGTGCTGATAGTTATGGATTTCAGGAATTGTCGAAGAAGAATGTTAATCAGACATCTGATTCTGATAGTGATAATAATACATTCATAGTTTATACATCTATAGCAGATTCATGTTATAAATTGGATAGAAGTATATCTGTTGATGGAGTGTATACAGAAACTATATTTAATGCCAGATTGTTTCCACATTTTCTTATTGAGGCAAATGAAAGGTTCCTTGCATCATATACTTCTCGTCTTATATATACTTCGAGTGATATTTTGGATAATATCATGATAAACTCTAATAGAGTGAACAAAAATGTATCTCTTGCATCGCAATTGTTTAAGGAAGGGGATATTACCATTAAGACAAATGATTTCATATTGCCTGAAGACTGGAATGGATACGTAGATTTTGAATGGGATGGGAAATTATATAAAGGGTATCTGAAAAATCTTGATATTAATGTATGCAATGATGAAGTGTTTGAATATGAATTAATTGAATGCTAATATGTATAAGATAAGTCCTTTTACTCCATTATTCTTCAATCCATCTACGGATATTGGATTATCAAGCAGATATATGCAGTCATTCTCTCCGTATGACCATATTCTTTTGCAAATAATAGCATACAATGAAAGTAATTCCCCATCAGTATATATCGTTGATGTAATAGACGGGAAAAGGCGGATGGTTAACATGAGGTCTTGGTTGATGAACCCCAATGAAACTTTGTATTTCACAGAAATAACAGGATTGAATGATGGCCTATATTCTGTTGAAGTTGATGGGGTATGTTCAGAAGTATTCCGTGTGACAGATGATGTCTCTGGAACTGTTCTATTACAGTATTCAAATCCTAATAATAGGATGAGAAAGGATGCTGTATTTTGGATTGATGGAATGCAATACTTTTTTGATTTCAGAATACCTGGGGGATTCAAGGATGATGATTGGGTTTTCGGAGTAGATAATGAGCAATATACAACTTCAGGTAATGATGTTATTGACATATATAGTATTGACAATGTACAGAAGACTCTTACTATGGGAGGTTCAAAAGGCTGTCCAGTGTGGTATGCAGAGTTGCTAAACAAGGCATTATGTTGCAGCTATTTTTATGTCGATGGCGTTCGTTATGCCAGGGTTGATTCTAATGTACCTGAAATGAATGTACTTGTAGAGGGTATAAGGTCTTATGTGTTTAAACAGGCAATAAGAAGGGTTTCATTGTTAAATCCTGATATTGAAACGAACAACAAGATGATAATGAGACGTGTAGATGATTCACGTTATAGAACCATTGATAATGATAATTACAGATTTAAAACTATAGATTTATGACAAACGAAGAAAAACAGGAAATCATATCATCTGTGATTCAATCCTTACAGACAAATTCTGCTACAATAGACCAGTTGAGTGAGGTTGAATCTTGTTCAGAGGGTGATTTTATAGAGCTGAATAAGGGAAGAAAAATCAGTGCTGAGAATCTTGCAAAGGATGTATCTTCAAAAGTTCTTCAAGAAGCTAATCAGGCTGTCGCCGAATCACAGAACTATGCTGAGAAGTCCGAAGAGTCTGCAAATGAATCTGAGGAATATTCTGAAAAATCCAAGGAGTATTCTGAAGAAGCAAAGAGACAGGCTGTATTGGCCGGCCAGTCAGGTGAACTTGCGCAGTATGCGAAAGAACAGGGAGATTATGCGAAAGAACAGGGTAACAATGCTAAGGAGAAAGGAGAAGAAGCTGTTTCTATTGCTGAAGATGCTGCTAAAAGGGTGACGAATGATGTACTTTTTAAGACCGAACAATCATTATCGGAAGAAGAACAAGCGCAAGTATTAAAAAATATTGGGATAAAGTCTGTTGTAACTGAATATAATTATTTAGATTTAAATAGTATAATTATAAATTTTGATGGAAGTAATAAGTACGTTACTAAAATACCATGTACTGTCCCATTCTTTATTTTATCATTTGAGGTACGTGGAGAAGCACTGTTAGATAGAAAGAAATATAATGTAATTTTTTTACAAGATAGTGTAAATAAAAATTATTCAATGAATTTAGAAGCAATTAATCCTTATTTGACTGGAAGGATTGTTGCTAATGAAGAAGAATCAGATCCTGGTGTATTAACTCTTAAATGTTCTGGCGTTGAAAGTTCTAATCCTGATTATAATAGAATAACTTTAACTTCAGCTTGTTATCCTTCTGATTATGTATCTAAATTCAAAGGTAATTTTGAATCTGAAGAAGTTCTACAGTCGGTTAGGGGAACTATTGGCTGCTATGCATTTGTTGGAAATCCTCGTCACATCTATAACTGGGATACAGAGACAAATAAATGGAAGGATGGAGGAGAGCTTATTACTATTACAGATAAGGAACTATCTGAAGATTCAGACCGTCCTGTAGCTAATTCTACTCTTTTTAAGAAGTTCAATGAGATTGAAAAGAGCATTACTGATACCAAGAAAGAACTATCTGATAAGATTGATGAAAATATCTTCTTTAAAAATGTATCTAAAAATGGCGAAAGATTAGATTTGGTTTCCGCTGTCAATCTTGTTCCGGAAGAACTAAGAATTCATGGGTTTGAAGTGCGTTATCTTTCCGATGATGGTTCATGGATTGACGTTACTTTCACTGGTGATTCTATTGAAAACTGGAGCACTGAAAGTAACTGGAAACAGATTTCTGGTGGAGGTACTGGAAGCGGATTCTACAATGTTTCTGTGCAGCATCCATTGATAGAAGGGTATTACACTATTGAAACAGCACTTCAGGCAATCGCAAACGACAAGATAGATGATGAAGATAAGAAGGGTAAGATTATTACATTCGAAGTATCTGCAGGTAAATGGGAGGACTATCGTTTTTCAGGAACCAGCATTGAAAGCTGGCTTGAGCCTTCTGCCTGGGAACGTTTCGGAGGTGGAGATGCGATTAAGAAAATTAAAGTAACAAAAGGTATTTCTGTTCAAGAGTTGACGCCGGATGAACATGGACAGGTTGACCTTGAGATACCAGTTGTTGAAGTGGACCAGGCCGTTAATGAAAATTCAACTAACCCTGTAAGTGGAAAGGCTGTATTCAATGAGTTAAAGAAGAATACAGGCTCGGTGGCGTCAGGAATACAATTGAACGAGATAGGAGAGGGTGATCAGAAGGTATATTCTATCTCTCTTTTGAATGCAGGTGGTGAAGTGATAAGTACTACAGACCAGTTCTCCGGTGCCGGTGGCGGAAGCAGTCTTGCAACGAAGGTAATTCTTACTCGCGTTACAGCTAACAAGACTGTAAAGATTGGAGACGATGTGAAATTGACATACAAGTATGACCATGTCAATTCTGAGACTGGAGAATCAACGGGAAATCCGGCTAAGGCGATAGTGACAATCATACAAGGTGCTAACACCAATACATTAGAAAGTAACATCTATGCAGGAAGCAGCAATACTGTTGATGTGACAAAGTATATGGGAGTAGGTACCAATACTGTAAGGGTAAAGGTTCAGGTCGGTGAAGGCGCAGAGATGCAGGTTTCTCAAATTACATGGACAATCAATGTGGTTCAGTTGACTCTATCCAGTTCATTCAATATTGCAACATCTATCAATAGAGGAGATAGTGTCACTATCCCTTATGCTCTGTCAGGAGCAGGAAACAAAACATTAAGGTGCTACGTTGATGGTGTTGACAAGGAAGATAGAAGTATAACTGCTTCAACAGCGAATGGATCATTCAGTATAGATACATCTGGAATGTCACATGGAACCCATTCTGTTCAGCTTGTCGTAGAACTTGAGCTGTCTGAGGATAATATAATTAAATCAAACAGCATATACTTTGCAATAGGTGTTAGAGAAACTGATAATAATGCTCCGATAGTATATGCAAGGTTCGACTATCCTGATGGAAGCCTTATCTTGGGAGAAAATACGCCTTACATACAAACAAAGCAGTTTGATGTATATACACTATCCTATGCCGCATATAATCCTAAAGAAACTCCTACAAATGCCATCGTATATGTTGGTGAAGATGTAGCCTCATCATCATCTGTTCCTTTCGTTGTACAGAATCTTACGCTTCGTGCTTCTAATTATGGAGAACAGAAGTGCCGGATTGTTGTAGGCAAAACTGAATACAGCTTCAGATTGATTGCAGAGAAGAGTGAACTCAATATAAGTGAACCCACAGACGGAATGACTCTCAAACTTTCTGCACAGGGAAGAAATAATAATGATGTCAACCGTGAAGAATGGAGTTATAACGGCATTCAAACTGTGTTCGAAGGATTCAAATGGGGCGGTGACGGATGGATTGGAAATGCGTTAAGATTGAATGACAAAGCTCGTGCTGTCGTTCAATATGCTCCGTTAAGGCAACCAGACCAGAACGTAACTAACGCTTTTGCTTTTGCTGTAAAGTATAAGGTCTCTGAAGTTGTTGATGATGAAGCTGAGTTGATAAGATGCGTTGACGGTGATGGAACAGGTTTTGTGATAACATCACAGGAAGCAAGAATGCAGACTAAAGGTAAGTCCTCATTATCCATGAAGATGGCTTCAGGCGAAGTCTATGAGGTAATGTTTGTCTCATTTCCTAAATCAGCATCTGGTTCATCAGAATATGAGAAACTGAATACTGAGATGGTATATCTGTATATCAACGGAATCATGTCAGGTTCTGTACAGAGGTCTGCTTCTGATAGCATTTACCAGTCCGACCCGCAGTTTGTTACCATGGGAGCAGACGGTGCCACGTTAGATGTGTATCTGTTGAGGGCTTATAATACGTATCTTAGTGATTCTCAGGTTTTGGATTGTTATATGATTGACCAGGATTCTGTTGATGACATGTTTGCGTTGTATGAATCAAATAATGTGATTGATGACAACGGAAATGTTACAGTTGACAGTGTTCCGGACGGAATGCGTTATATCATCATTACCGGGCGGCAGGACAATGGGGTTCCTACTGTTCTCCAAGCGGCTGTCAATAACGACAAAGACCCGAAATATGATGTGGACGAGATGCTTTGTGTGGTGAAAGGGAACCAGTCATTGAACTTCAAGTGCGTGGGAGGATGTATCCGTCTGCAGGGAACTTCATCACTTGCATATCCGATAAAGAACTACCGCATTTATTTCAAGAATGCTTCCAAGGTAGCCGGTGATTTGTATCTTGGCTGTGACGAACAAGGTGTTGGAGGAGAGCTTCAGGAAGAGGCGAAATACTCATTCCGTCAGGCAGGTACATCCAACAAGGCAGCAGCTCCTGTGGATTGTTTCTGTCTTAAGGCTGACTTTGCCGAATCCTCATCATCACATAACACTGGTATGGCAAAAATTGTACAGAATATCCTTACTGCTGCAGGAGAGTTGACTCCTGCTCAGGCACATTGTTCAGGAGAATATGGATATGATGTGCGAACAACCATCGACGGTGAACCTTGTTACCTGTTCTACCGCGGTACCCTGGACGAAACTCCACAGTTCCTTGGCAAGTTCAATTTCAATAACGACAAGTCAACAGAAGCTGTATTTGGATTCTGCGATATACCTGGTTATCATGACCAGTCGTGGGTAGCAGATAAGTTTAGTGGCGTTAACCCGACCGAGTGCTGGGAGTTCCTGAACAACGACTACCCGATGGGCATGTTCCTGGATGATGATTTTGATACAAAGGGTGATGACGGTACCCCGAACTGGCTGAAGGTATTTGAGGCGAGATTCCCGGATGATGACGACATAAACGCCGAGTATGAGGCTGGAACCCGTAAGCCGAAATATCTTGAGCCGTTGGTTAAGTGGGTAAAGAGCACACAGAACGACGGTGGAAAATTCAAGGCTGAGCTCGCAAACTGGTTTGATGTAGACTATTTGTGCGACTATTATATGTTTACTGAAATAATGGGATGCGTAGACCAGCGCGTGAAGAACATGATGATGGGATTCTGGTATGATCCGGAAAAAGACAAGGTTCTTGCCTATATGATATTCTATGACTGTGATACTATTTTGGGTGTGCGTAACGACGGCCGTCTGAAGTATTCCTGGGATGTGGACGAAAACACTGTCGATCCTGAGCTTTCAACTGAAGAAAAGACGGTGTATGCCTATGCTGGTCATGATAGTGTATTGTGGAAGAATCTTCGTGAACAGTTCCCGGAAGAATTGCAGGCTGCGTACAGACGTATTCGTGAACGAATGTCAAACAGCACTATATTTAAAATGTTCGATGACGAGCAGAGCGCAAAGTTCTGTGAACGAATATATAACCTTGATGCTTTGAACAAATATGTTGAGCCGAAGACATTAGGTGTTGAAGTAAATCAGGATGGTTCAGTTACAAATGTCAAGTATTCGTACCTGGAAGCTATGCAAGGTAGTCGTAAGTCACACCGTCACTGGTGGATAACGAATCGTATGGGGTTATTTGATGCAAGATATAGTACGGGACAATATACAGCAACTGATATATCGTTCAAAGGAAATAGTGCTGCAGGTGCTACAGTAAAGGCTACTCCGCTTCGTGATTTCTATTTTGAATTCCGTCGTGAAGGTGATACAATGGTGCATCAAAAGGTTACTAAAGATGTGGAATGGAGTTATACTTATAACCAGATGGCCAACATTGGAACAATATTCCACCTGTACGGTGGTGAATGGATGAAGAAACTGGACCTGTCTGCGTGGGGTGGATTTACGGACATGAGCCTTCCGACGCTTCCTGTTCTTGAGGAGCTTATTCTTGGAAGCAGCGCAAAGACATACGCACTGACAGAGCTTGTTCTTGGTACGAAGATACCGATGCTGCGTAAGATTGAGGTAGTCAACTACACCAACCTTCCGAGCCTTGACCTGTCAGGATGCAACCGTCTGGAAGAAGTGAACGCATCCGGATGTACAAAGATGTCTACAATAACCTTTGCTGAGGGTGCGCTTATTAATAAACTTCATCTTCCTGAAAACTTCCAGACTCTTGTACTGCGTTCAATGCAATATATAGAATGGGATGCTATCACATTTGATGCAAAGAATAATCTTACAGGATTATGGATTGAAAATTGTGCCCTTATAGACGGTAAAAAGGTATTTGATGAGATGTTCGCTCTTAAAGGTGCATTGAAATATGTTCGTATAACTGGAATTAATCTGGAAGGAGACGGAAGTGATTTGAAGGTTTGGTATGATTCTGGTATTGGAGGTATTGACGCTCAAGGTATCACTACAAATACAAGGTGTAAGCTGGTTGGCAACTACAAACTGACTAAGTATCTTGATGAAGAAGTGTATGCTAAATATGCTGAACGGTTTGATGAGCTGAATATTCGTCAGCCTCAATATACTATGATTGAGTTTGATGATACAGTTCCGGACGATGCAAATATATCTAACCTTGATAATGAGACCGGATACAAGTTTGGCAATACTTATCAGACAAGTGCTCATATATCAGTTATCAGGAGAAACAGGCATCGGGTACTTGGTAAGCTGAAATCAGAAGGAAAGATGGTTATATGCCAGCTTCATGATGAGGATAGTAATTATTATGCGGATGCGGAAGTAGCAGCTTCAGGAACACCGGCTAAGTTGGATTCTACTGAAGGTGACGTGTATATCTATGAGCCTCATTATTGGTATAAGGGTATCAATGACTACCTGAATAACAAGAAGTATTCATGTTTCAGTTCGAATGAAGAAATGCCGGATAGACCTGAATGTAAGGTTATTGGTTATGATGAGATTGAGTCTGAAAAGAATGTGCGTGAAGGGTATAAACTGACTGTTGGAAGACAGCATCTTGATGATGCTTATTCACAGGATTCAAATTATCTTGTCTGTAAAGTTAACGTGTTTGGATATAAGAAAGTGAGATTCCCGACTGTACTTGGTACATCAATGATTGGGTCATGTTTTACGGATTCCGGAAAGAATGTAGTGAAGGATGTTTTTGTAGAATCTCTAAACAATAGGTTTGTCAATGGTATGTATATTATCTGTGATGTTCCGGAAGGGGCTACGGAATTGAACTTTACTATTCATAAGTATGCGGAATTTGATTGCGTGGTATTGAGCAACAGCGATAAGATTGAAGATATGGAACCTGACTGGGTTGAGCATGAACCGTGTCTGGTAGCTGTCTTTGAGGCATGTACGATAGGTACTAAATTGTATTCGGCTGCTACAGGTAATGCAAGTGTTGGCTCATTGACTCAGAGTGATTTCATCTATTATGCCAAGCAAAGGGGACTTCAACTTATTGACTGGGAGATGCACAAGGATATAGCTAACTTGTTTTTTGCTTTCTATGGTCGTCGTGATTCTCAGGACCAGTGCGGATATGGACAGTCAACAGAACAGAGAAATATCGGAACTACGGCATTGCTTGGTATGCAGGATACCATAAGCTATAATTCAGATGGAGGAGCACATCAGACTTCCAATGCATGGTATGTACGCCCAAATGAAGATGGAAATAATGTATATTCTCTCATTTACAATACAAACTGCATGGGATATGAGAATTTGTACGGTGATAAGTATGAATGGTTGTCAGGTGTTTCTTTGCCTAATACGAATACTCAGGAACAATATAAGTTGTTGATAGAGATGCCAGATGGAAGCACTAGAAAGGTAAAGTCTGGTACTGTTAGTGGATATTGTACTGGTATGTATCATCAGAAATATATGGATATTGTAGGAGTACATTCACAGAAAGGAAGTTCGACTACTTATTATTGTGATGAGTTTAATGTAAGTAATGCTGCTAACCGTGTGGTGTGCCGGTCGTACAGCTACTCGAGTGCGTTTGGCGGTGTCTCGTTCGCGTATTGCGGCAGCGATTCCTCGTCCACGTATGCGTCTATCGGCTCGCGTCTCGCCTTCAGAGGCGAAATCGAAGAAGCGGAAAGCGTGACTGCGTTTAAAGCGATAAAAGCGATTTTGGCATAATATGATTTAGGAAGGTGACGTAGTTTTTTACGTCACCTTTTAAAAACGGGCGTAAGCCCGTCGAAATTTTTTATTTTTTGGATTATGAAAAAAGCATTACATTTGCCACGAGGGTGGATTCCTCTGTACCGTGTGGTGTGCCGGTCGAACAACAACTCGAATGCGAATGGCGGTGTCTCGTACGCGAATTGCGGCAACGATTCCTCGTCCACGAATACGAATATCGGCTCGCGTCTCGGAATCAATCAGAAGGAAATAATGGCTTTATGCCAGGAGGATGAGCCTCAACAAAAGCGGTATTTGTACCGGAAAGTTGAAAAAAAACTTGAATGGGTAGAGTTTGGTAGGGATTTTTCCCGAAGAAGTTGGGCCCGGTGATTGAAGGCATGAAAAGAATAGGTAACATCATGAGTGAGGTTGTTGAATATTCGAACATGTATGAATCTTACAAACAGGTTCTTCGTGGGACAAAAAGGAAACAGTCTCAGTCAGGCCAGCGTATTATACAGGATACGGAAAGAATACTTACGGAATTGTCCGAATCTCTTGCGGACGGGAGCTTTGAAATATCTGGATACAAAGATATAGATGTTGTTGAAGGTGGAAAACTTCGACATATCCAGGTATTATCTTTGAGAGAAAGAATAGCTATTAATGCTGTAATGCGTGTTGTTGATAAACACTTGTTACCGCGTTACATAAGGACAACTTCTGCGAGTATCGTTGGAAGAGGTATGCACGACCTGATGAAGTATATCAGGGATGATATACGTAATGATGTGGATGGTACAAGATACTGTCTGAAAATGGACATTCATAAATTTTATGAAAGTATAGACCAGGATGCAATGATGGATTGCGTAAAACGTGTGTTTAAGGATAAGATTCTGATATGCCTTCTCGATAAGTTTGTCCGTATGATGCCTTCAGGTATCAGCATTGGACTTAGAAGCTCGCAATGCCTTGGAAATCTTCTTCTGTCTGTTGTTGTGGATCATTACCTGAAAGATGAGTTAGGGGTGAAATATTATTACAGGTATTGTGATGATATGGTTGTTCTATCTTCAAGTAAGGAATATTTGTGGTCTATTTATAACGTAATAAAGGAAAGGCTTGATGGAATAAATCTTGAGATAAAGGATAATGTCAGAGTTTTCCCGACAGAACAAGGAATAGACTTTATAGGCTATGTTATATTTCCTGACCATGTATTGCTCAGGAAGAGAATAAAGAAAAAGTTTGCAAGAAAAATGCACGAAGTAAAAAGCTCTAAGAGAAGGGATGTGCTTATTGCTTCTTTTTACGGAATGACCAAGCATGCGGATTGTTGTAGATTGTTCAAAAAATTAACAAATAAGGATATGAAAAAATTTAGTGAAATGGGAGTCGTATATACTCCTGCAGATGGAAAGAAACGGTTCCCTGGGCAAACGGTATCTCTTAATAAGTTGACTAATCTTGAGATAGAGGTACATGACTATGAGACGGACATTAAGACATCTGAAGGAGAAGGACGGTATCTTGTGTCTATTAGGATAAAGAAAACCGGAGAATGGAGGAAGTTCTTCACTGCATCGGAGGAAATGAAGGCAATCCTTGACCAGATTTCTGACATGGAGGATGGCTTTCCGTTCGAGACAGTACTGGAACCTGAAACCTTTGACGGAAATAAGGTTAAGTATAAATTTACATAAAATGAAGAGAGTAGAAGGATATTCTGATATTAAGTTACTTGAATGCACAAACCCAGTTAAGAACAAATGGCGTCTAAGATTTGATGTTGTTGCAGGTGAAGATGGGGCATGCTCATACATTGAGGAGGAACTTGACCATAAGCCTGATTCTGAAGAAATACGCTCTATCGTATCTCAGTGGTACAATTCTGAAACAGATAAGAAGATACTTTCAGGATTAGAATATGAAGGTCATACTGTATGGCTGTCGAATGAGAACCAGTTCAACTACAAGGCAGCATATGACATTGCCGTTCAGACTTCCGGACAGAATCTTCCAGTAACTTTCAAGTTAGGTACTGATGAGGAGCCATATTATAAAACATTTGAGAATCTTGAAAGTTTACAGGATTTTTACTTGAAGGCTATGAATCATATACAGGAATCGTTGAAAGAAGGATGGGAGAAAAAAGATTCGTTCAATGTTGAATTATATATTTAGGATTGAGTTATGTGTTTGTATATCAGTGATATTTGATTAGTCGTGATTATAGGATTTTCTAAAAAAAAGATATGATATAATATATTCAATATCTTTGTGAAGGCCCTCAGATAATGTATTGTGCATTGTCAGAGGGCCTTTTGTTTTATTAAATCTTATTTTATATGAAGGAATTAGATGATTTGATTAAAAAGGTAGGGAATGACAAGGTATTGCATTTCCTTGGAGGAGGGTGGATTTGCGCAGTTATCACTTTTGTATCAATTCTTCAGGAGGGTGATTTAGACTCATGGGGAAAAATATCATGTGTAATAATTGGCACAACGGTAGTGGCTTTTCTGTCTGTTGTAAAAGAAATTATCATGGATGATAAGGCTGACTGGTTTGATGTTCTTGCGTCTATTGCTGGATGTGTGACGATTTTTGCTGCTGTTGGAATTGGTATTTTGTTTAATAATTTATCTATGTGATATGACTGTCCTATTCTTAATTTCTTTGTTTGTTATTGCGATTTATATCGCTGTAGTAATTGTAAAATCAGGAGTACCTTATTCAGTTTCGGATACTTATTACAGGATTGAGCACAAGAAGTGGTTTACGTTTGTTATGCTTGCAACAGGGTTTTCATTGCTACCTGTTGCCCTTGAAGTAAGTTCGGAATCATCACAGTTCTTGATTTTCCTTACCATAGTAGGAATTACTTTAGTTGGTATTTCTCCGAATTTCAAGGGGGAAAAATCTGAGCGTAACGCTCATTATGCTGGGGCAATTATGCTTCTTGTATTTTCACAGATATGGGTATGGCTTAATTTCAAGTGGATTCTATTGCTTTGGCTTGTGTATGTTGGCTATATTGCGTATAGCCTTATTAAGAAAAAGTCAAGTTCTAGTTTTTACAACGATCTTGTAAGCTTGAAACCGGTATTCTGGGCTGAGATAACTCTTGTAATAACGACCTATGTTACAGTTTTTGTTGAGATATGGAAAAGTATGTAGGATTCATTACACAGGATTTACGTGCAGGCGTGGCAATTATATTCGCCTGTCTTGTGCTTATAGTCTTTGCTTGTCTGCTGGATATGTGGACCGGAATAGATGCAGCCAGGATAAATAAAGAAAAAATTTGTAGCAGGCCTTTGCGAAAGACAGGAACCAAGATTGTGGACTATTACAGGCTGGTTATGTTCTTCATTTTAATTGATATTTTAGGACTGTGCTTCCCCTGGTACAACTTACCATACGGGGCAGTTATCGGAACACTTGGCGTACTGATTATCGAAGGTTTGTCTGTCATAGAAAATTTTAAGAAGAAAAAAAGTCATGCTGCAGAGGTAGCTGATTTGGCTATGCGGATTACGGAATGTGCCACACCGGAGGAAGCTCAAAAAATTATCAAAGCCATTAAGGAAGGAGTGAAAAAATAAAATAGGAGTGCCACTGCACTCCTTGTAATAAATTATTTATTAACCATCCTGCCATTGGTAGAACTCCACAAATATAAAGGAATAAATGTTATGAACAAAATAGATTCAATAATAATTCACTGTTCAGCCACACGTGCTGGACAGGACATAGGTAAAAAGGAGATTAATCAGATGCACGTATCCCGTGGCTTTCAGTGTATTGGGTACAACTACGTTATCCGGCTGGATGGTACGGTAGAAGTTGGTCGTTCGCTCACTATTGACGGGGCGCACTGTAATAGCAAGGGATTCTCAGGTGTGTCGTACAACAAACATTCAATCGGTATCTGCTATGTGGGTGGACTGGATGCAAACGGAAAGGCAGCCGATACCAGAACGACGGAACAGAAGAAGGCGCTGGCAAAGCTGATTAAGGAACTCTGTATGAAGTACCAGATTGTGGAAGTGTTGGGTCATCGTGACACATCTACTGACTTAGACGGGGATGGAATCGTAGAGTCAAACGAATGGACAAAGATGTGTCCGTGCTTTGATGTGCGTGCAGAATATCCTTTTATTCCTGAAATTGTTGTGAAGCCATGAAGCTATACGACTACATAATGGGTAAAGTGAGCCGGTGCATTACGCTGGCTCCTTTCATGTGTATCATATTGCTGGCGTCAGCAATATGGTCTTGTCGTAGCATTAAGTATGTCCCGGTTGAGTCCATCCAATACGATTCGGTCTATCTTAACAAAGTAGTCAAAGATAGTATCTATATCAAGGATTCAGTATTGTTGGTAAAAGGTGATACGATTATCGAGTATAGATACAAGTATATCTACCAATACAAGGACAAAACAGACACGCTTTATGTAACTAAGACTGATTCCGTACAGGTACCTTATCCTGTAGAGAAGCAGCTTACCTGGTGGCAACAGTTCCAGATAGATGTAGGTGGATGGGCGATAGGTATTGCTATAATATCGGCAATTATAGTGATTATGGTTGTTATACGTAAAATGAAGAAATAATATCTTTGCAGTGTAGAAGTTCGCTTTTATTAGCAAATCAAAGCCCCGACCAGATTAATATCCGGAAGGGGCTTCTTTATGACCAGCCTCAACAACACTAATAATCAACTTCACTGGCTGGTTCTATTTGTGTTACTATGTTATCTGATAAAAGTTCGGGAATAGGCATAAAAAAAGTGAGGGGAACCACCCCCTCACTAAAAGTCAAACCAAAATCAGGGCCACTGCCCTTCATTATGGTATTGCAAATATACGAATTATTTTTTATGAACAAAAAAATCCCCGCATCGGCTTAGTGCGGGGACATGTCAAACAAAGTCACTTAATTAAATTTAAGCGAAGCCGAAGTATTTTTTATTGTATTGCTTATGTCTTCCAGTGCATTCAGGAATGTTTGAAATTCATTCTGTGTGAACTTTGCAGGCTTTCCATTTACAGTATATCCATTTATTCGCTGGTACAGCCAGTTCCGGCTTTTTCCAAAGTATTTCTTTGCTATGTAGCTGAATGAGATTATATCAGGAAGTTCCCCCAGCTTATCCTTTAGTATAGTTTCTTCTGCCCTGGTAATAAAATCCTCGCAAGCCTCAACTGTAGCTTGAAGTCCGGCTTTGGAATCTGCAATGTACTTGTTCTTTTCTTCTTCACTCATTGAGGATAGTTTCACCTTCATTTCCTTTTGGAAGGCAAGTTTTTCCTCAGCAGTCTTTAGCTCTTTGAACTTCTCAAATGCAGCCTGCATGTCTGCGTTAGGAAGGTATTTATCCATATTATCCATCATAAATCTATTTTTAATGCCCTCCCAGTAGGGAGGGCTGTTTTTTTACTCTTTTTCCAACATCTTTCGGATTTCGTTCATCCGATCAAGAATATCATTAACCATCTTTTCGTATTCTGATTTATCAAGAACTCCGTAGGTTGAATGAAATTCGATTAGCAGTTTGAGATTCTTGTACTCTTCTTCTAGCTTTTTCCTTTCTTCATTTTCCATGTTGTTTTAATTAAGTGAATAACTCTTTGTTTGACACTACAAAGATAATAAGCATTTGCATATTATTAAAATATTTCGGTGTTTTTTTACGTCAGATTATCAAGAATTTCTCTGATTGCCTTGTCTGCATGTTTCTTCATAATGGATACATAGTTGAATATCGGCCGGCTGTCTTTCATTGATTGTCCGATGCAATATTCGAGCGTGGACAATGGAATACCTAAGTCGAATCCGTGTTGAACGAAAGACTTACGGGCTGAATACAGGGTAAAATAATGCTTAATTCCGCCAATTTCTGCCAGTTTCTTAATCTTTCTTGCAAGAACATTGTAGCAGCTTACATAGCTTGAATAACGGCCGAAAATGAGTTTTCCTGATTTCTTGTCCATGTATCGTTGTATGATTGGCTTTGCCTCATCAGGAATAGAGAAGTTCACCGCATTGTCTCCCTCTTTAGTGTGCCTGGTCTTTTTTCGGACATAGTATATTTCATCTGTATTCCGGAAGTCGTATTCCAGCATATCAACAAGATTCATTCCGGCAAGATAATAAGTCAGCATGAAAATGTCACGTACTACTGAAAGGCTGTGTGTGTCCAGTCTGGCATCACGTATTTTCTTAAGCTGCTCTACTGTTATGTACGTGTCCCTTTTCTTTGCTGACGGAACTTTAGCCGTCACGAACGGGTCCACATCGAATGACACGTACCTCATTTTTACAGCATAGTTGATGATTACTTTCAGAAGAGTAATATATATCTTGATGCTTGTCTGGGAGAGTTTGTCTTTCTGAAGGCTCATTAAGTAGTTGTTGCTCCGAATTGGAGTGATGTGTTCCATCAGAGTATCATTACCGGCGAAGTCCATGTACCTGTTAGCTGCAAGCCTGTACAGCTTGTAGGTCTTTCCTCTGTCATCCTTGTCAATCTGTGATAGATATTCGTCTGCTATTTCAGAGAATGTCCTGTGCTTTTCTCCCGAGGTTGGTGATTTGATTATCTTGATAAGCTGGCTGCATGTAAGGCTGTCTGCAAAAGGAATGTTTGACGCTCTTTCTTCATACGCTGACAGCAGCTTCATGAGGTGTATGTTCAGCCTTTCCTTGTCTGGTCTTTTGACGATCCTTCCGTTGCTTATTTCTTTCTCTGAGTCTATCGTTACATCAGTCGGGATGTATCTTGTTTGCCGGCAATGTGTAACTGCTATCCTTACTGTGTGTTTATTGTTTTTTAAGATTAAATTCGGGACAATTGTTAAAAAAAATGTTGCCATACTGGTTTATATTTTAAACTGGAATAAAAGTGGAATGAAATACGCCCAAAAGTGAGGTTTTTTCTATCATTCACACGTTACAAATTAGATTGCGAAAAGTTCGGTATGTATCCATAACTGCTTGAAAACCAGTAATAAAAAAGATACTCCCGCTGAACACTTTCAGCAGGAGTATCACAACACAAAAACTAAACTAGACTTAACTAAACTATTCTAAAAGAAGTTTCACAACTTCCGTTTTATTATGTACGACACAAATATAGGGTTTAGATTGATTGTATCCAAAGAAAAACAGTAAAAAAAACGATTGTTTCAAAAAAAAAGGTTGAAAATACAACAAAAACTCAAATAGTATGTTTATTAACAT